TTAATAACCTACGAAGGCAATTGAGGTTATTGCATATATAATATATTATATTTATATTTGCATTGTAATAATAACTAATTAAATATAGACGTATGAAAACAAGTATTTTAACAACTGATTTTAATTTTGCAAAGAGTATTAATCTTTCATTAATTGCTGCACCTGATGCCTATCCTTCTTATCCATCAGGCATGCTAGACTTCATTAAGCCTTACTTACAGGAACTACAGAACACAATCATTCCTGATTACTTAACTCTAGTATCAATCCAAACTATCGATAACCAAGATGCTGGGGTACACATATTAACCTTTACCATCAATGACCCAGAACATTTCGATGACGATGATACTGCTGGCATCACTTGCCTTGAATGCTTACGGGATACCTTTGCCTATGACCCAGAGGCATGCTTTGGTCAGGCACCTAAGGTAAACGAATTCGAAAACCTTTACACAGTAACAGTTCCTTTCACTTGCTAAATCACTAAGGGGTATCCATAACAGGGTACCCCTATTAATACATTAAATACAAACGTTATGAGAACAATTAATCAAATTTCAAACCTCATCATTCTTACCTTAGTAAATTACGCTAGGGATTATCCATGGGCATCCTACATTGCCAATTCACTTTCACAATTCGATTTGATATTGCCAGAACTAATGCAATCGAAAGCTAAGGAAATATCTATCTACCTTAACACAGATGATTGCCTTATGGAATTCTCATCCGAAATCCCTGACCCAGAGGAAATTGAACCCGATTTTTACCTTCAACATCGAGTATATAAACTTTCAGGCATACTTCGATTAATACCTTAACCCAGAGCCTAACTAAGGTATCTGGGTTTTTACTTACGCTAACTTAGTAAGCCCTTATAGGCTAATCTATGAAACCCATTTCCCCATAGGCTTACCATAGTCCATATATGGCCTTATAGAATTAGGACTAAGGGGTTTTTATAGAGGGATATATCTTAAGGGCCTTAATTCTTTATCACCTTAGTCCATTAATAGCCTTATCAATATACAGGTATATAACACACTTCCTAGAGGACAGGCATAGGCCATATAGGAATATCCTTATACATATCATATATGCCCACTACAAAGCGTGCGAAGATTCTCCTTGTGAACCCCAAAATTAAGTGCAAAAATTAAGTCCTTTTTAGGGTGCAATAAATTTTTGAATTTATAGATTTTTCACAAAAATAATTTTGAAAATAAAAATATTCATTTTCTCAAAAAATTTTCTTGAAAATGTTTGTAGATTAAAATAAAGTTTGTATCTTTGCAATGTGAGAAAAACAAAGAGATATTTGAAAGATTTTATTTAAAACTTTTTAAGAAAATAATTTTCTAAAAATTTTGTAGATTAAAAAATAGTTCTTATATTTGCAATACAGAAACGAAATAAATAATACCTTATTAAGATAGTTTAAAAAGTCTTGAAAGTCTATTTGAAAAGGTAATAAAAATAATAAATAATAAATAATAAAACTTTCAAGCAATTTAATTATGAAAAATCAAATTAATAAAGTGAGTGTAGAAAAAGCAATTGCAAACAGTAAAGCAAATAGTTTAATTGCTTTAGACGTTTTAAAGTCTGTGAAAGAAAAAAATCAAGGACTTTTTAAAACGGCTTTAGGGACAAAAACAGAGATTTATAAAAAAGAATTGTTTTTGGGAGCAAACGAAAAGCAAATCAAATCTTTGCGAAAAAAGTTCAGAAATGTTACTTTTAGTTTTCTTTCTACGATTGCAACGAATGCGGATAAAAAACTAATTGAGGGCTTTATAGACTTTTATAAACAAGTCTATGTTATAAATGATTTTTCTTTTTCTTCAATTGCAAGCGAAAATACAAAAGAAGAAAAGAAAGAGATATTAATAAAAGGGCTTGAGGTTGTAAAAAAATCTTTGAAGTAAAACAAAATTAAAGTAGGGGAAATATTTCCCCTACTAACTTAAAATAAATCATTTATAAAGATATGGCAGTATTTACACAATATTTAATTATTAATATAGCATTGTTTGTAATTATAGCTTATTTAGTTATTCAATGCTATAGGGATATAAAAGAAATTTTAAAAGACAATAACGAAACTTTTGAGGACTAAAAAAGAAAGCAAAGGGACAAATAAAAATGTTTGTCCCTTACTTTTTATTTTCAAATGTTAAATTTAATATAACCGTACTCCCCTTTTAGTACCACAACTTTCGAAGCCCTCACATTAAGGAGTACCTTGAAGGCAAATACACATTTTTAGTACCACACAAAAATCACTCCTCGTATTAAGGGCATACCTAGATATCCCACAACCACACATGCTCACATAACACACAAAGAAGCCAGGGATGTTAGGTCTCTGGCAACTAATTAAAGTATAGCACGAATTAAATCCTTAGTCCTATCTTTCCCAAGAACTCCTCGAACCTTACCACCTTTCTTCTCATAAAAGAAAACATAATACTGTTGAAGATTCCTTAACCACCATCTCTTAACTTCACCATACCCATCAAAGTACCTTTCTATACAATTCATATCCAATTGGGTAATCCATATCTGATACCAAATCCGATTATCTTCTTGGCATTTAAGAATCCTCTTTTCATTATCATTCCTAATTGTTTCAACCTTCACCATCTTAATAATCCTCCCTCACTGATTTTAACCTACTGGTAATATCTATTCTCCCAGTAACCTTTAACACCCTACTATTTTTTCTCTTTAGGTATAAATATTTTAAATAATCTTCTGCCCTTTCAATTGCCTTATCCTTATCAAGGAAGGTTTCTATATTACTCGAATACTTATCTCTAAGTGTAAGCCAAAACACCAATCCCAGGAAGGAATACCTAATCTTAATGAAGTACCTTCCTCTGCTTGTATGGTAGTAAATCTGATACTGATACTTTCTCATAATTCTTTATATTGATTATATAATATCATAGACTTCGGATTATCCCTTTGGTAGATTACAATATCAAAGTTCTTTCTATAAACCAAAAACTTATAAAGATATGGAAGAAACATTATTCAAACTAGCACGTGCAATTACAGATACAGGTACAGATACTGTATCTTCAGAGGGTGGTACTATAACCTACCGTATCACTTCCCTCAAAAGGAAACTGGTAAATGGCAAAGTAGTTTCAACCTCTACACCCTCTTGTACTTTTGGCTCAGCCTCCGTAAGTTGGGCTATTTGTGGAGGAGTTACCGTTGGAGATGGTTACTTAGATGTAAAAATTAACTATTCAAAAAATACTGGGTCCTCAAGGTCTACTACTCTGACATTTGCCCAAAATGGGTCTAATAACAAAATCAATCTCACAGTAACTCAAGAACCTGGTGTAACCTATAGTGGATACATAAAAATGGTTTCAAACACATTGCCTTTAGGTAGTGATAAATATAATACTGCTCAAATCCTTGTGATGGCCTATTTAAAGGGTAGTGATGGGTCTAAAAAGCCAGAAACTCCCCATGTGGGTAATGCTCCCGATTGGTGCTCAGTATCCATTGCCTCAGTGGATACTCTTGAGAACCATTACATGTTATCCCTGACCGCTTTATCGAGTAATCAAACTGGAGCTAACCGTTCAGGGCATATCCTCTTAACCTGTGGGGATACTAACCTTAGTATACCAGTTACTCAGAAGTCACACGGGGCTTCAACATTCACTCTCTCTGGATTGCCCATAGATACAAGCTACTATCTCTTTGGCAGGGGAGCTAGGCCACAGAATACATCACCTTCAGATCAGACGTATATACAGGGTCTCTCAGCAACTGGTACTACTACTATGAAGATTCCATTCTATGCCAATGACTCAGAACCTGGTTCTCGAGTAGAATGTACTATTGGAGATAAAGTAGCTGTATATACTAAACCAGGTGCTACCTGGATATTAAAGGGGTCATTTATAGTACCAAGTGCAGGAGGAACAGTATCAATCTAAAAACATTATACATTATAGAAAATAAAGTTCTTAAATTAGGGGGGGGGGATCCACCAAAGATGTATATGCAGAAATAAGACAGGGAAACTCTGAGAGATGGACAATACAATCTCAAAAGAGTAAGTATGTAAATGGCAAATTGTCCGGGGTTATTGGAGTTGGTTATTCTGCTAGCATCAATACCCCGGACTATGTTCTGGAGGAAGACAAGAGTAACAATAGTATTCAGATTACTGCACAAAATGACGGTACTTCTGGGCTTTGTATACTTACACAAAATGAATCTGGTAATAAAATAAATCTACACCTTACTACTCCCGAAGAAAAAGAATATTGGGAAATACGTTTTAATCCTATAACCATCAATGGAGTAGACACGAGTGCTTTTTTTAAGGTTACTACCAATATTAGTGGCGAAGGTGGATCTATGGCTGATGGTAACAGAAATAAGAATTGGATAGTAAATCAAAATAGATATGCTATTAATGTCTATATTGCTAACCTGTACCCGGGAAATTTCGAAATGTTGTCTTGGTCCTGCCTTGATAAGAATGGTAATGCTTTTAGTCCTAGCTACAATTTACCAAGTAATTCATACTTTACAACAAAAACAACTGGATTGGGTTCCTATACTCTTACAAAAGTTTCAACTCCCTCTGCTAGCAGTAATACTCCTATACTCTCCAGTAGGTTTAACCCCACTAAAAAATATCCATTAGATTTGAATTTTTATTGGGTAGCTCCAACTTAATACCTGTATTAAGATAATATCCCAATTATAAAAGCAATTACCCAGAATATAAGAGCCAGTATATATGCAACAGAATATCTATGCCATGGATACCAGCAGGTAATATAAGAATCTACTTTTAGTATTTCTGGATGTTCTTCTTCGTATTTTTTATCTTCTTCTCTAGAATCATACTTATATAATATGAAGAAAGGTAAGAATACGAAGAAGATTATTAAAGTAACTGGGAATAAGAGTAGGAGAAGAATCTCCCACCCTTGCATTGATGTCCCAGCATAATCACCGTGTCTATCAAAAAAGAATCTCATAGCAACTTATGTTTTAGGTACTTGGTTAATAGGTAAATCGGAAATAGAGGTAATACTATCCATACCGATATGAATAATATCAGGGAATGAATCCTATGAGTGTACGGTAAATAATCTAAGCAAACCTTTACAAAGAATACCGTGAATGGCAAACATACCAAGTAAATTATAGCTAATACCGTAATCATTGTTCTCTGAAGTATTTGTTAATAATCTTGGTAAGTTTCTTATCAAATTCAATCATCATATTTAAAGCATCCGTATCTTTCATATTATTTATTTCCTTGTCAAGGAATTCTATATTTCTCTTAATCGAGAAATAAGCCTTGTATGCAAGGAATATTCTTTCATTCTCTTCCGTAATAGGAAGAACTTCCCCCTTTTGCCCATCCAATCTTGGATATGTATTATCTGGACCGAGAGTTCTTGCAACTTTTACCCGGTTACTAAGCATTGCAAATCCACCTTTCTTATCAATAGATTCTACTGTTACTTTCTCTGTGATGGGTCTTCCTGATAATACGAAGATAACTTCATCACCTTCTTTGAGCTTTTTGATTTCTTTCTTTTCTTTTTCCATATCTATTTTATTTAGAAATTTTCTTTATGCAAATATACGAAATTATTCTTTGTTTATTGCATTATCTATTTTATTTTTAATAAATTCATAGGCATTACCCCGGTAATCCTCTAGCATTTTGTATTCCTGTGGAGATAGAAATATTCCGTTTACTTTAAAAGCATCTCTTAGATGTTCTGGTATAGTGCCTTGATGAGTGATGTTATTATAACGGATGATGAAAAGTTTCTCTTGGTCTTCATCAATAACTCCAAGAGTGTTGACTGGTTGGAGTTTAGTTTGGTAAATCCCTCCAAAAGCAGAAGGAACCATTAGAATACTTCCCGGTATTCTAGTTATCCAATGGGAATAATCGGGAGTAATTACGGCAATTTTCTTCTCTTTTTCAAGTTCTTTATCATAAGCTAATCGATTAAACCAAAAAGCACATTTAAAACAAACTTGTTTTCTTGCCATAAGTTGGGGAATCTCTCTAGTTTCATCGAATTCCTCTAAATTAATTGGTTTGCCACATATCTGGCATTCATTTTTCTTGCCCATATTGCATTATTTTATAAGTTATATATGATAATAGAACCTCGAAACATCCTAAAAATGGGTTATAAGCAATACTTTTGTTACTAAAATTGAACCAAAACTGATAAGTTATGGATAAACTAACAAATGAAATGATTAAAGACCTTGCTATTCGCTTAGGTCTAGAACCTGCTCTATTGAAGGCTGTTCAATTGGTAGAAGCAGCAGGTAGAGATGGGTTTTTAGCTGATGGTAGGCCTCAAATTCTCTTTGAGGGTCACATTATGTACAAAGAAGTACATAAGAAATTCCCTGACAGAGATTTAGCTTACCTTTGTAAGAGATATTCTACGATTTTCTTCCCTAAATGGGATAAATCGAAGTACTTGGGAGGTGTACACGAGTACAAAAGACTCGAATTAGCCAAAGAAATTGACGAAGAATGTGCATTGAAGTCTGCAAGTTGGGGTATGTTCCAGATTATGGGTTTCAATCACAACCTCTGTGGGTGTAAAGATGTCTTCGAATTTGTTCACAAAGTGTCGGAATCTCATGCAAATCAACTAGAACTCATGTATTATTTCATGAAAAACTCTGGTTGTTTGAGTAATCTCAAAGAAAAGGACTGGGCTGGCTTTGCCAGAAAATACAATGGTCCTGGATATGCCCAGAATGCCTACGACCAAAAACTAAGAAATGCTTACGAAAACTTCAAAGATAAATTATGAAAAGATGTCACTTTAACAGCTGGGTAGCAAAGGTATTCCTTTTCCCCAGTTACTACAAAGCAATTACTCTGGTGTATAACTCGTTCTTCAAACACAAAATAGAAGAGTGTAAACCTGATGATATCAATCATGAGTGTATTCATCAGATACAGCAGATTGAGTGTAGTATAGCGGGTTTGATACTCGGTATCATACTCTGGTTATCCTTTGATATATCCTTCTGGTGGGTAGTGGCCCTGGTTTTTGGATTCTTCTATCTCTGGTATATTATCGAATACATAATCATCAGGTGCTTTGCCAAGTGGGATAAACAGAATGAAAGGTATCATGATGTAAGTTTCGAAGAAGAAGCTCACAACAATGATAAGAATCTGAGTTATTTGGAAGACCGTAAGCCATTTGCTTGGATTAAGTACATTAAATTGAGAAGCTACAAGAAATGAAAAAATTAAAAGTATTAGGGGTGTCTGCTGGTGCAGGCATCCTTTTGTTCCCTTTTAGAAAGAATTTGATAGCTAATATAGAAACTCGAGGAGTATTTTATACTAAAGGCTTAGAGCAGTGGAAATTGAACTTTGGTGGTATACCCTATTATAAAGATGAAACCCTCCCAGATTGTAAGCCAGACATTATACTTTCAAGTCCAGACTGTGGAGCATCTTCTATTATGAGGCTTTCAAAAGTAAAAGAATTGGGCAATCCCCAAGAGAATAAATCCCTGAATCTAGTAATTCAATCAATCTTACATTATAAACCTAAGATATTTCTTATTGAAAACTTACCTCGTTTGCTATCTTTGCTCCCAAAAGAATATCTTCAAAAAACCTTTGAAGACTATAAACTTATTTTTCACGAAAGGTCTGTTTTAGACTATGGAAACTCTCAGGAGTCAAGGAAGCGTTTACTCATCATTGGAGTACATAAAAAGACCGGTAAGAAATACTTGAATGCTTTTGATGAAGTATTCCAAGTAAAAACTCCAACAACTACTAGAAATTTACTAAAACCACTCACATTTTCTCAGGAAAATAATACTAACCAGATTCCATTCATGAGTAAAACTCTGGCAATGTATGACTATCGAAAACTCCCTGAGAAGAAAAATCTCACAGTAGCAAAGATACATAGACTCTGGGTTAGAGATTTTAAAGATGAAAAGAAGTGGCCTATCAAAACTGCAAAGATGAGTACTCTCCCAGGAGTATATCGATTGGAGTATGATAAACCACCATTAACTCTCAGACCTGCAGATAGGCAATTCAGACCCGATGGATACCCCTTGGGAATCGAAGACTTCAAGGCAATTATGGGATTCCCTGATAAATTCGAAATTTACCTTCACAAGAATGGTGATACCTTCGAAGGTGATTTTAAGGATTACCATTACTGGCTTAACAAGGCAAGATATACAATTGCCAAAGGGGCAGTAGGTGAAATAGGTTATTGGTTTAAGGAATGCCTCAAAAAGGCAAATACCAAGAAACCATGAGTTTCAGCTTTATATATAAAGTCTTATATATAAGTTTCTGGGGTACCTTGAAATATATAGATATATAATATACTACGTATATATATCTATATATTTATCTGCGTATATATAGCTATTCATATATCATATCGTAAGTAGTATATTTGGATATTATCTCACTTCGTTCGATAAAGGTAATCGCTAAGCGATTACCGAATAGATAGTATCATTAGCGTGCGAACTTCCTAAAATTTTTGAACATGAAGAATTTAAAGAGGGCCTTGTTCATTGTACTTCTAGGATTTACTATTTACCTTTGCTTCAGGAATTACAAACTTTCTCGAGAGGTTGATTCCCTGGAACTAGCGGTCAATGAAATCCCAGATACAGTATACACAGAGAAACCCTTCAAACCAGAGAAGAAGTACTCAGAAAAAATTGAACCAGGTAAAATTTTAGTTCATGATAATAAGCAGCCAACTCTCTTTCCTGATTCCATGCTAAGGCAGCCAGTTATCAGTAACCAAGATTCCCTGGTTCAAATTGTTTTGAAGAAAGATAAGTTGAACTTAAGTCTGTTCAATAAGGAGACTAACACTTATTCAACTAGACTATTCCCAATCGACTTAGATAAGTACAACTACAACTGGTATGAAGGTCAATTAACTCGAAAGAAAGTTGCAAGGTTATCACTTAGTCCATACGTCTATGGCAAATACAGACCTTTCAATAATCTATTCGATATGGGAGCTGGTCTTTCAATCAAGACTAAGAGATTTAATTACAAATTCGGAGTCAATACCTTTTACTATCCGAAGATAAAATCTGGGATAGGTACTGACATAGAATTTCAAATAACGTATAACTTTTAGATATGGCAAAGACTATCTCAGAAACTAGAACTACTTTAACTCGAGAAGAGCTATCAAACTTATCCCGAGTTTCTAGTGATGTTTTCTTTTTTAGCCTTTTTTGCTATGTGATACATCCAGTAAGAGGAAAGGTAAGATTCGATTTATACCCATTTCAGAAATCTGTTCTCTACAATTTCATTGCCCAACGATTCAATATCATTCTCAAATTCCGTCAGGCAGGAATTACAGAACTTATTTCTATGTACTGTCTTTGGTTGGCGATGTACCATCCCAACAAAAAGATAAACATTATATCTATCAAGGACACAACAGCTAAGAAGGTACTTAAGAAGATTAAGTTCATGTACAAGAATCTTCCATGGTACCTTCAAACTCCCATAATCAATGGTAGAACTGGAGAATACGGTTCTGCTTCCATGATAGAATTTGATAATGGGTCATTTATTGAATCAATTCCGACATCATCCGAAGCCGGTCGTTCGGAATCCCTTTCTCTTCTGGTAATTGACGAGGCAGCAGTAGTAAGATGGGCTGCTCAAATTTGGGCTGCTGCATTTCCTACTCTTTCCACTGGTGGAGCTGCCATCGTCAATTCCACTCCCTATGGAGTTGGTAATTTCTATCACTCAACTTGGGTAGATGCCATTGCAGGAGGTAATCCTTTTAACCCAATTCGATTATACTGGCAAATGCACCCAGAACGAGATATCAATTGGTATAACCAAATGTCTTCTGCTTTGGGAGCAAAACGAACTGCACAAGAAATTGATGGTGACTTCTTATCATCTGGTAATACAGTCTTCGACTTAGCCGATATTAAAGCTATCGAAGACTGCCTTAGTGATTACCCAGTTATTAAGAAGAGATTTAATGGTCAATACCGACAATTCTGTGAACCCGAATCAGATAAAGAATATTTCATTGGTGCAGACGTTTCAACTGGTAGAGCTTCTGACTACTCTTCATTTACTTGTATGGATAAGCTAGGAGAAGAACAAGTAGTATATAAGGGAAGAATGGCAGTGGGAGCTTATGCTAAGTTACTTGGTGATACTGGGAAGTTGTTTAACTGGGCAGTAATAGCTCCAGAATCCAATGACGTTGGTTTATCAGTAACTTCTAAGCTTCAAGACGAAGGCTACCCTAACCTTTACTACTACCAGAAGATGCTAAAGAAAAAAGGTAAAAGTAGACCTGAAATGGATAAATCCCCTGGTTGGTTAACCACCCAAAAGAATCGTTCAGTGATAATAGAAAACTTGGAAGAAGATATTCGATTAGATCACGTAATCATTAAGGACCCATTCTTTGTACAAGAAGCTTATACCTTCATTTATGATGGTTTAGGTAGACCTGTTGCAATGGGTAAACATAGGGCTAACAATTCAGCTGTAGATGTAGACCTTGAAGGAGATGTATATGCCGATGATGATATCTTTGGAAAAGCAATATGTAATCACATAAGGAAAGGAAAAACTAACGTAATCGTACAACCAAGATGAAAAAGTACTTCAATTTTAGTTGGGGTTGGGGACGTAAGAAGGACCCTCCCAAGAATGGTACATCCTCTAATAAAGAGGAGAAGCCTGCCACATCGATTTCGCCTGGTAGGGTTTCAGTTGACGATGATAGCGATAACTTAATTACATCATTACAAGGGTTGACTAAATTAGTTGAACCCTCTTTTCGTGTTGATGTGATACCTTTAATTCGGGATTTATATAAGGTAAATCCTGATATGGGCATTGCATTGCAAGATATGTTTAAGTTAGCTAACACCAGTCATACAGTAACTTTCCCTAATAATACAGATGAAGAGGCTTCAAAGATGAGAGAACATCTTAAGAAAGCCACCAAGGGATGGACCAGATATACTGCTGGTATAGATGGTTTAGTTAACAAGATGATTGTTCAACTTCTTGTAAGTGGGGCAATATCCGTAGAAGGCGTACCAAATGATAAGCTTGATGGTTTGGCTACTGTATTATTCCTTAAGCCAGAACACATCAAGTTTAAACGTGAATTAAATGGGGTGTATGCTCCTTACCAAAAGAATATAAATTTCTTTGTTAAGCAACAAGATTACATTAAGCTTAACCCAGAAACCTACTTCTATGTTGGTATGTTCAATGATACCGATGAACCTTATGGAGTTCCTCCATTTATGCCTGCATTGGATTCTCTCAAAGGACAAAATGATATGAAGATTAACTTCAAACATATCATGGAGATTTGTGGTATGGTTGGTTTCTTAGAAGCTAAGATGCAGAAATCTCCACAAAGGCCAAATGAGAGTATCAAATCTTATGAATCCAGATTATACCATGAACTCAATATCCTCAAACGTAATGTTAAAGAGGGTATGAAGGATGGGGTAGTTGCTGGTTACATAGATGACCATGAATTCAAACTAAATTCTACTACTAAGGAGCTCGGTAATATCGAGAAGCCTTGGAATATGAACCAACAATCTGTAGCAAATGGGTTGGGAGTTAATGGCTCTATCATTGGGGTATCATCTACTACTGGTGAAGGTGCAACTGGTATAATGCTGTCTAAGATGATTAGCCAGTTAAAAAATATCCAAATGCTTGTAGCTTATGTATTAGACCGACTTTATTCTCTAGAACTGCGTCTGGCAGGCTTTAATAATAAGGGGATGAAGATTGATTGGGGAACTTCTACAGTTTCTGATGAAGTTAAAATCCAACAAGGTCTTCAGTATAAGATACAGAACCTTGACTTATTGTATAAGGCTGGTATCATTAGTCAAGAGCAATATGCTTGGGCAATGGGTTATGATTCTCCTGATGAGAAAGAACCAAGAGTTTCACTTGAGGACCAATTTGCTAAGGGAGGTAATACAGACCCCCAAGAAGGAACTAAGAAGAAACAAAGGCAAGATGATAAAAACCAATCTGCTCGTAGGTCAAGAGATAAGAATAACCCGGCTCCTTCTCGAGGAGACCAAAATACTAAAGCAAGATGAGTAAATTTACAAAGAAAAACAAAGAGCATCTTGATTCTATGGTGATAGGTCAAGGCCATACCATTATGGCTGGGTATATCCCAGAAGCAGTGGGAGCCAAGGCTTTCTCAGAGAATTATTATAAATGGAAAAATCCTACACCGGATTTCATTGCTCAATTTGGGTTTTGGGGAGGGGATATAGATTATAATACTTACTATCCCAACCTAGACAAATCGGAACTAACTCCTAAGGACGAAGAGTTTATCGAACCAATGTTCAGATTACTTTCAGAAACGATTGTATCTAAGAATTGGAACCCGACAGACTTTGGTCAGAATGGAGTACTAAAGGCTTCTATGAAGATGTTGCTTGGTCAAACAGTAAACTGTGACCATGAAACCAACATTGGTAATGCTATTGGTGCTGTATCACAAGTAATGTGGCAGGAATCCTATAAAGACGGTAGCTTTACTATACCCGCTGGTATCAACGGTATTCTGAAAATCGATGGTAAGGCAAACCCAAGAATTGCTAGAGGCATCCTTATGGAACCGCCTTCAATCCATAGTAATTCAGTTACTGTACAATTTAAGTGGGATAAATCTCATCCCCAAATGGAAGATAACGAATTTTACCAGAAACTTGGTACTTATGACTCTAAGGGAGTTATGGTACGTAGAATGGTTACTGAAATTGTTCGTTACCTTGAGACCTCACTAGTTTCACATGGTGCTGATTCATTTGCCCAGAAAATTGGTTCGGATGGTAAAATCATTAACCCAACCTTTGCCAAAAGAACTTGGGCATCTTATGAAGAATACAGAGATGATAAATCGAAGCAATACTTCTTTACTGATTATAAATCAGATTTAATATCATATCAAGAAAAGAACGATACTCAGGGTTCTTTTAATGATAATGATGCCAATGATAATCATTCAAATAAAGATAACATGAACGAATTACAAAAATTTCTTGAAAGCCTTTTTGGGGATAACATGCTTACCCTGGAAGAAGGTAAAGAGATGAATCAGGAAAATGTAATTGCCTGCATTCAGACTTTGGTATCATCCAGAAACGAATTGCAAACTTCGGTAGATAATCTTACTACAGAGAAAACTTCTCTTACGGAACAGATTACCAACTTGAATGCTGAAGTAGCTAACTTGAAGGAAATGGCAACTGTAGGAAAGAATCACATTGCTTCTCTCCGTGAAAATGCCGTAGAAACTTACAAGAAGTTGATGGGTGATAAGGTAGATGAGACAATCGTTACGATGCTCAATGCCGAGACTACTAGTATTACTACTCTTGTTTCCTTGACAAAGGATTACCAAGCTCGCTTGGAAGAGAAGTTTCCTCTCACTTGCTCAAAATGTGGTTCTAAGGACGTCAACCGTGCTTCCTCAATTGCTGAGGATGATACCGAGGGTAAAACTGGAACCCAGGGTACTGATACCCAACGGAATTCAGAATCTCCGAGTACTAAGAATGTAATCGATAACTTGTATCGAAACAAAATCAAATAACTAATATAAATAATCCGCGTTATGGAAAAAACTAAAATCGTAAACGACCCTCAGCAACTTACTCTCTTTGGGGAAAGAACCCCGAGAGCGGTGATTTACAAAAGTGAGTCACACAAATTGCACCAGGCTTTCAATGTTAAAGCTGGAGAGAAAATCGTACAGGGTATGCCAGTAGCTTTGAATGAAGAAGGTTTGATTTACCCTTGCACTGATGTAGCTACTCAAGTTTATTTGGGTGTAGCAGTAACGGATAACGTTAACCCTGCTTATCAACCTCAAAGAAATTTCCCGGTAGAGGTAACAGTAGCTATGGAAGGTTACATGATTTGTAACTGGGTATCAAACGAAAATATCGAAGCTGGCTATGTAACTCCCGATGGAGAATTGCTTAACGATAGATTCGTAAAAGCTAACCAAGCAACTTCAACCCAGTTCATTGCCCTTAATCCAGCAGAAGAGGCAAATGAGGTAATTCAAGTACTCATCAAATAAGAGAAAAGAAGTTATGGAAAATAAAATAGATATTACAAAGTTGAAGGCTCAGGATTTTATGAATGAGCTGCCGGAAATGGTAAGAAGCTTGGAAGCTGTTCGTTCCGGTTCACAGGACAAGAAGCCTGTAGAGGTAACTTTTGGAGAATTGGTTACCGGTAAATGGGGTATTTCAGAAGATGAACTTTTTGAAAAGATGGGCATCAATCCAAAAGTGGACACGATGCAGAACATCTTTACAATGCCCCAACAGAATATTCGTTGGATTGTTCCGGAAATCATCCGTGCTGCTATCACATTGGGTATGCGCCAGGCTCCGTTCTATCCAAATATCATTGCATCTGACCAACCAATCAATGGTTTACAAGCAATCATGCCGATGGTTAACATGTCGGATGCTGCCCCTGCAAAGGTTAATGAGGCAGAAACTATCCCATTGGGTGATGTTAGCTTCGGACAGAAATCAGTTAGCCTCTTCAAAATCGGAAAAGGTTTCAAACTTACTGATGAAGTTCGTAACTATGTTTCGCTCGATGTCTTGGGAATCTACCTTCGTGATTTTGGCGTTCAGTTGGGTTATGCTCTGGATACTCTGGCTATGGACGTTGCTATCAATGGTAACAACCCTGATGGCTCTGAGTCTGCCCCGGTAATCGGTGTATACGAAACAACTAATGGTATCACTTACAAAGACCTTCTGCATATTTGGGTACGTGCTGCTCGTATGGGACGTAACTTCCAAACTATGATTGGTGGTGAAGACCAGGCAATCGAAATGCTGAACTTGCCGGAATTCAAGGATCGTCACTCTGGTACTACAGAAGCTACCCTGAATGTTAAGTCTCCTGTTCCCAAGAATGCTGACTTCTACATTCACCCGGGTACACCCGACCAACAGTTGCTGTTGATTGATACATCTGCTGCCTTGATTAAGCTTACTGCTCGTCAGTTGATGCTTGAATCTGAAAGAATCGTTTCTAACCAGACTCAGGCAATCTATGCAAGCTTGACTACTGGCTTCTCTAAGATGTACCAGGATGCAACTCTGTTGCTGGCTGCTGACAAGAAGTTCTCAGAATTCGGCTTCCCCGAGTTCATGAACGTAGACCCATATTTGATGGTTAACCTAGAATAATAAGGGACGTCCGGTTTCATATATATAAATTCCCTGAGAGGGTAGGTAACTAAAAAAAAAAGACCTATCCTCTCTTTAATCATTTTTAAATCTTAGGAAATATGGCTAAAGATAAATATACAGTAACTGTGGGACCAAGAGCTTACAGTTTTCATGACCAATCAACTGGTATTACCGTTTGTAGAGGAGAAGACAAGGAACTCTCTCGTCGTCAATTCCGTGCACCAAAGATTCAGAAGGCAATTGCCTCTGGCCATCTGATTATCATTGCTGATAAATCAGAAATCGAAAAGTATTCAGAGGCCGACATCGAAAAGTTGGATAAGAGACTGAATGCTCAGTTCAAGAAAGGCATGACTCTTGAAAAACTTGCAAAGGGCTATTCCCTGGAAGAACTGAAACTGGTAGCAGGTCTTCATGAAATCGTTGCCGAGAAAGATGATACAGTAGAAACAATTCTTCAGGCTTTGCTGGAAGAATTCGAATCCTCTTCTAAAGGGTAATCTATGAAAATTACATAAGACAGACTAATATGAATAACAATCTGGACTTTTTGTACGTTACGTCAGGTCTGGAAGTTTCATTCAGAGTCATATCCAAAGTCCCGGCCAAATCTATTTTTGACTGGGACTTTGGCGATGATAAGGGAGAGGTTTTCAATGGTGGAAGACATGTTTCCTATTCTTATGAAACTCCCGGTTTCTATACCGTAACATTACATGTAACTAACTCTAGCGGTTTAGATATCACCGTAGATAAGACTCTGGTAGTTTGTGATTATGGGCATACGGCATTAGCCGATACAATATATAACTTAATCGACCATTATATCCCTTCAGAAATATCCGATGGGATGACCAGGGAAGAGAAATCTATTTACATCACTAAGTGGCAATATTACATTGGACCTCTAGTAAACCATACAATTGCACCAGATAAGTATACGGATGAATTATGGTATGAAGCACTAGAAAACCAATTAATAATGGAATTGGCTGCCTGGGATTTTCTCAATGTGAAGATACTTAATCTATTAACAAGTACTTCAGAATACCTAAGTCAATTAACTTCTACCAAAGAACAAACTGGTGATGGTACTTCTAAACCCGAACTTGCCCGAGGTGATAGGATAAAACAAATCACTACTGGGCCTACTGAAGTGCAATATTATGATACCTTGGCAGATGCTACGAGTTCCCTATGGAAAACACTTTCTCAAGCAATGCAACCAGGTGGATTAATAGATGAATTAAGGAAGAACCTTTGTATGTTAGCTTCACGATTGGAAATCTACTTACCGTTCTGTGATGAAGTATTTAGAACCGTAGTCCCAAAAGTAGTTAACAGAAGGCAACCTGGAGTATTAGATGGGCCAAATCCAAGTGCTCCAGTGAAAGGTGGTAAGAAATCAATTCTAACTAAGTTATGACAAAAGAACCCTGGAGAATGGTAAAGAACCGCTCTTGGGATAGATACAAGAAAATTATCACTGACTTCTTAGATTGGGATGCTGGTAGGCAATCCATAACCTGGGCCAAACATGTTAATCAGCTTCTCAGTCATGCCGAAGACAGTATACCTAAATATTATAACATCCAAATCGAGGCATTATGTTACTACAATGCTTTCAGAAACTGGCCCATCAATAAGGCAACAGTCTCAGGAGAATTGGATGATGAAAACTTATCAATACTAATTTCTAAATCTTATATAGAACAAATCGGTTATCTTACACCGGAAGGTTATTGGGATTTTAATTGGGAACAAGATAGGTTTGTAATTAATGGTATAACGTATAAGCCTTCTGGAGATACTCAGACTGCTCAGGCAAAGGATGAGGCTTTAGTTTTCATGATTATCCTAAAGAGAGACCGAGATACCAAAGTTGAATTTGTAGAATAAAAATAAAGTATATGGCAAAGATGTTAGTACTGAGGTGGACACCAATTACTACAAACAGTGGAATTTGGTTTGATAGTAATCTGGTTATCTTCAATGGTACCTCTGGAGTTCATATTGAAATGAAAGGTAATGGCAATGATGTAACGGCATTTCAATCGATGACCGGAAACAAATTTGTCACCTGCTTTCAAGATTACTTCGGGGATATCTGGGATAAAATAATACCTCATCCTGGTATAGGCCAGGTAATAAAGTTCCGTGTAAATAGGCTTCCCGATTATGCTTGCATACGGGGGGATATAGAAGACGGTGGAGATGTAGATCCAGGAAATCCGAATATACCAATAAATACCTTCTGTGGTTCAGAGGGAGAACCATTCAGGGATATAGATTCGGAATTCTTACTGGGTCGTCAACGTTCAGTAATTAATCCTTAAATTTTATAAATATGTATGTAAGTAAATATTACACCTGCGAAGAGATTGACCAGCGGTTGTTACAGGGTTACTATGATGACTTTGTTCGTGCTGGCTTTGGGGGAACTATAAATGAGTTCTGGGCTTTCGTACTTTCTATCAAAAATAAGGTAGATAAGAAGGAAGGATATGACTTATCTAAGAATGACTTCACTGATGAGTTAAAAGCTAAACTTGATGGCATTGAAGAACATGCAAACTACATCACTAAGGTATCTCAGCTTGAAAATGACTTAAAGTATCAAACTGAGGAAGAAGTTAAACAGATGATTAGTGATTTGGTTGATGGTGCAGATGATGCTCTTGATACTCTTAAAGAGTTAGCAGAAGCTTTGGGTAATGACCCCAACTTTGCAACTACTATCACTAATAAATTAACTGACCTTCGTACTGCCTTAACTGAAGAGGTTAATCGGGCTAAGGAAGCTGAAGCTGCCTTGGGTGCTGCAGTAGCCGCAGTTCAGGATAACCTCGAATATGGGTTAGACCAAATCAATAAGAAGATTGATACGGTTAAGGCAGACTTAAAAGCTGAAATCGACAGAGTTGAGAAGAAGGTAGATAAGAATGCCGAAGACATCAAAGACCTTGAAAATAAGGTAAATCAAGGTAATGGTGAACTTGAGAAGGAACTCAAGGACCTTATCCAAAAGGAAAAAGATGAACGTATTGCTGCCGATAATGAGATTAAGGAAAGTGTAAATGACCTTAAAACTCTCCATATCAATGATAAGGCATCCCTTGAATCAAAGATTGCAGAAGAAACTGCAAATCGTACTAACGCAGATACTGTACTGGATTCTAAGATTAACGAAGAAATCACTAATCGCCAGGCAGATACTTTAGCTCTTCAAGGTAAAATTGACCAAGAGAAGGTAGACCGTCATTCTGAGGACCAAGTTCTTCACAATGAAATCTCTAAAGAGGTAACAGACCGTACCAATGCAGATAATGCTCTTCAAGGTAATATTGATAAAGAAGTTCAGGCCCGTACTGTTGCAGACCAAGTATTACAGAACAATATCGATTCAGAGGCTACTACTCGTGCTGCTCAGGATTTAGTTCTTGAACACAAAATCGAAGATGTAAAAGAGCAGGGTGTAGAAGACAAGGATCAATTGCTTAATGTTATTGCTGCCGAGGCTGCTGCTAGAGAAAAAGGTGATAAAGATCTTGATACTAAGAAAGTAGATAAACGTGAAGGCTATTCTTTGACTAAGAATGACTTTACCGATATACTCAAAGCTAAACTTGATGGAATTGAGGAAAAGGCAAATTATATTACGCATCTTTCTCAGCTTATCAACGATTCTGGTTTCCAAACTGAGGAAGAGGTAAATGCAGCTATCCAAAAGATTATTGGTTCTGCTCCAGAAGTACTTGATACTCTTAAGGAAATTGCTGATGCCCTTGGAAATGACCCCAACTTTGCTGCTACCATTACCAAGAAATTGGCTGCAATCACAGAACAGGTTAACCAAGAAATCGAAGACCGAATTGCGGGTGATGAGGCAAACAGTGCTGAGGTAGCTGCTGAAGTTCAAGCTCGTAAGGATGCTGATACAGCTCTTGAAACTAAACTGAAAGAATATGTAGACAATAAGTCTGCTATTGGTGATGCTGCTCTTGGAGTTGTAAAAGACAATCTTAACAAGGAAATCCAAGACCGTAAAGATGCAGATGCCGCAATTCAATCTAGCTTGGATAAAGAGATTGCCGAAAGAAAGACTGCAGATGAAGCCTATACTCAAAGTCTGGCTAACGTTAACCAACGTATTTCAGACTTGGCATTGAGTATGCAAGAGTCTATCAATACATTGCGTAATGAGCTTACTGAGCAGGTAAATGCAAATACTACTGCTATTGCCACTAACCAACATAGTATTGAAAGAAATTCAGAGGCAATCACAAACTTAACTAAGACTGTAGGTGATAACTACAAGGAAGTTAAGGATATGATTAACGAAGAAATCATTGATCGTACTAATGCTGATAGTGCCTTGAGTTCTCGTATCGATACTCTCAATATCGACCTTAATACTGAGAGTGTAGAAAGAAAGGCTGCCGACCAAGTTCTCCAGGTTAACTTAGATAAAGAAGTAGCAGACCGTACTGCAGCTGATAAAGCTTTGAGTACTGAGTTTACTGCTAAGTTGGATAATACCAAGCAAGCTTTGAAATCCGAAGTAGCTAATATTAACACTAAGCTTGAACAAGAAAAGGAAAATCGTATTGCTGGTGATAATGCTTTGGGAGTTCGTATTGATTCTCTAGAGGCAGGTAATACCGATGCTATGAATGAACTAAAAGCAAAGGTAAATGCCAACACTACTGCTATTAATGCAGAGAAAGACCGAGCAATTGCCAAAGAGACTTCTCTTGAGGCCAAGATTGATACCAACCTTCAGAATCACAAGGATGATATGGCTGGTATTAATAAGGATATCCTTACCGAAAAGAATGACCGCTTAGCTGGAGATACTTTACTTCAAACCAATATCGATAAAGAATCAACTGAAAGAGCTAATCAAGATACTCTTATCAGTAATGCTGTTGCTCAGGAGAAAGCAGATAGAATTGCTGCAGACCAGGCAATGGACGATAAGAAGGTAGATAAGGTAGATGGCAAGGTACTTTCTTCAAATGATTTCACTGACTTGCTGTATGCCAAGTTGGATGGCATCGAAGAACATGCAAACTATATCACTAAGGTATCTCAGTTATTAAACGATTCTGACTTTCAGAATGCAGAACAAGTAGAGGCTGCAATCCAAAAGATTATTGGTTCAGCCCCTGAAGTATTGGACACTTTGGCAGAGATTGCTAAGGCTCTCGGTGATGACCCCAACTTTGCAGCAACTATGACTGCTAAGCTTACAGAGTTGGAGAATAAGCTTGAAGCCGAAAAGAACTTACGAGAACAGGGAGATAATACTTTACAACAATCATTCACTAACCTGAGTAATACTCTTACTACTACGGTAAATGAGCTGAGAACTTTTGTAAGTGAAACTCGTACAGAGTTGTTAACTTCCCTGAATGCTACTAATGCTCTGGTAACTCGGAATACTGCTAATATCCAACGTAACCTGGAATTAATCCAGGGTATTCAGGATAATATCAATGGTAATTATACGGCCATTACGGATCTGTTAAATAACGAAATTGCTGCTCGTAAAGCTGAAGATATTCGGTTGGAAGCAAAGATTGATCAGAATACTTCTGACCTTAATACAGAGAGAGAGGAAAGAAAGGCCGCAGATAAAGTTCTCCAGGATAACATCGATGCAGAAGAAGCTGCCCGTATTGCTGCCGATACAGCTTTGGGTAAACGTATCGATAAAGAAATTCAGGACAGAACCGATGCTGATACTGCCTTAGATAATAAATTCACTAACATTACCGATGACCATGAAGAAAGATTGGAAGCTGAAGAAGGTACTTCCGATGCTTTGCCAGACACCATGGTTACCGATGTTAGTACTGTAACCCGAACAGATACTCAGCTTTCTTTCAAAGTAAAGACTTCAACCAAGGATAAGGCAAATAACCAATATGGTGAAGAAGTAGAAGCTACCAAGAATTTACTTCCGGTAACTCAAACTCTTGCTGGAGTTATGTCTGCAGCAGACAAGGTTAAGTTAGATGGGTTAGACCCAAATTCTTTAACTGATCTCTCTGCAGCTTCTGATGCTAATAAGGTAACAGTAACCGTAACTAAGGATAACGGTTTGAATGCTGATACTACCGAAACTCTCGATTTGCCTCAGGTATCGGCTACTAAGGCTGGTACGATGACTGCGAAAGATAAGGTAGAATTGGATAGAATCTCTACTGCTAACTTTGCCCTTGGTGCAGTAACTCCCAATGAAACTACTGTTGGCATAGCTGCTACTAAGACCGTAGTTGAAGATGGTACAGTAGAACAGAATCCTATTACATTGCCTGCCTCTACTACAGAGAAAGCTGGTGTACAAACTGCAGCAGATAAGAAGCTGTTTGATTCTATACCAGATAATATTATTATCTTATCTGGTGATAAACCAGTTGAGGTAGGTCAACAAAGCAGTCATGTTACTTTAACTCATAATTTCTCTTCTAAAAAAGAAGAGGGTATTTATACTCATGAGCCTGAAGATTATAAGACTACTTATATCCCAGCAGCTACTACAGAGAAAGCTGGTGTAATGACCGCCCAAGATAAAGTTAATCTGGATGAGACATTACCCAATGCTATTGCTCAAGAGGTTCAGGACCGTAAAGATGCTATCGAAGCTTTGGACGGTAAATCAGAAGCCGCTCTTGCTCAAGAAGTAGCTGATAGAAAAGCTGCAGATACTGCTTTAGATACCAAGTTTACTAAAGCTGTAAACGATGAAGCAACTGCTCGTACTTCTGCTGATACTGCATTGGGTGCAAGGATTGATAAGGAGATTGCCGATAGAACTGCGGCAGATACTACCCTTAAAACTAAGTTACAGAATAATATTAATACTCTAGAAGCTAAACATGATGCCTTTGTAGCAACTAAGGGTAAGGCTGATGGCTTTGCTCCATTGGATGGGAAGGGGTTAGTACCTGCTAACCATTTGCCTTCATATGTAGATGATGTACTTGAAGTATATGCTACCTATGATGTAAGCCCCACTGGAGGTCTTACTAATGTTCAATTGTATACGGATGCAGGTCACCAAACTCCCGTAGTTGGAGAATTTGGTAAGATTTATATAAATGTTGCCGATGGTGAACCTCCATACCAATTCCGTTGGTCAGGTACTAAATTCGTAGACAGTAATACTTCTTCCCTTATTATTGGAGAAATTGCAGGTACTGCTTTCGAGGGTAGTAGAGGTAAACATCTTGAGGATGTGGTATCTAGTATGCCTAGAAATTTAATCAGTAATATTTCAATAGCTAACAGAAACAAGAGGAATATAATTATTCAGTGTAATTATTCTTCTTTGGATGACCAGGGTCATTACATAGATCAGCCTGAGGGGATGCTTATTCCACTAACCAATGCCACTACTCAAGAAGCCGGTTTGATGGGGGCAGAAAGTGTAATAAAACTTAATCAAACCCTACCGAAAGCCATAGAGGATGAACAAGAGGCTCGTATTGCAAAAGATAATGAGCATGATAAACTAATCAATAGTTTACCTCAGGAGATAATGACGGTAATAAACGGTGTTACCCAAAATACGAATAATCTCGGATTAAAGTATCTTAGATGGGTAAAGAATACCGAAGAGGGCTCATATAGTAGAGGTACAGATGTGAATGTCACCATACCAGCAGCAACTAAGACTACTGCAGGTGTAATGACTGCAGCTGATAAGACTAACTTGGATAATACGGTACATGGGTTGGCAAATGAGATTACCAATAGAACTAATGCTATCAATGCTCTTCGTACAGAATTGAAAACTTACGTTGACGATTTGATTGCTGATACTGGTTCAGATGTAACTGCATTAGAAACTAAGGTAAATAATCACATTGCCAATAAATCTAATCCTCATGTAGTTACTAAAACTCAGGTTGGATTGGGTAATGTTAATAATACTTCCGATGCTAATAAGCCCGTATCTACTGCTCAAGCTACTGCTATTGCTGATGCTAAGGCTGCAGGTACTGCTGCTCAGACTTCTATCAATAGCCATGCTGGTAGAAAAGATAATCCTCACGTAGTAACTAGAGCTCAATTGAGTTTGGCAACTACCGACCAGGTAGTATTTGCTAAGACTACTGCTCCTTCCGGTTTCTTCAAAGAGTCTTCAGATGTTCGACTCAAATCTAATATTAAGGATTTGAATCATACTCTGGAACAGATTTGCCAGATACCAACTAAGTCATTCGAAATGCTTGGTAAAGAGGACGAGGGAACTATTGCTCAGAATCTTGAGGGATTGGGATTTGGTAAATATGTAGAGGAAGTTCCAGTAGAGAAATCTACAGTACCTAATCCAGAGGAATTCGAAACTTTGGAAATCAATGGGGAAGAGTATGTACTCGTAAAACAAGTTAAATATCACAAGATGTCAACTTTGGCAATTGAAGGTGTTAAACTTCTCTACGATGAGATTAAGGCTTTGAAGGCTGAGATTCAAGAACTTAAAAATAAATAATCATGGGAGAGATAGCAACCTGGAGTGCTGTCAAAACTAAAGTAGGCCTTGGTAAGACAGGAAATGACTGCCCTACCAAGGCTGAATTGTTAGCACTCTCCTCGACAGGAACCGGGGAGAATTATGTGGGGTTGGAACTATCCAATGCCAGTTCCTATGGAAATAATGAATGTGTCAAACTCGAAGATATTCATAAGGTAACCTATAAGTATACTTTTACTACTAGATACAGTAGTGTAAGCTTCGATGCTTTGGGTAACCTAAGCTCTTCTAATCAGGGGTTTGGTTTTATTTCTACAAAACAGAAATATTGGGATGGGGTAGCTAATGGGTCTAAAATTACGGTAAATTATGTTATTAGTAATAAACCCGCATGGGTAGCTAATCATCCTTCAACACCTTCTTGGACTGCTTCAGAGAATTTGGGATTAACCCCTCGGTCGGATTCCAATACTCTTGTTACACAGTATGAATCGGGTAAAACTTTTAAATTAACCTTCACTCAAGCAGCGGCCTCTCAATCTTGGAGTTATGGTTGGAGTGTATCACCTACCTCTATGTCATTTGGGGCTACAGGAGGTACTAAAACCTTTACCGTTACTTCTTACAAGCAAGAATTGAGAAATGGGCATAATTATGGTAACCAAATTGCTTTAACTTATACTAGAGCCAACTCTGGTAGTGTATCTGGAAGTGGTACTTCTGTAACTATGGGTAATAATACTTCTACCAGTACACGAAGTGGTACGGTAACCTTAACCCAAGCTGAAACAGAGAAGAAGTTAACCCTATCTTGTTCTCAGTCGGCAGGTTATAGGACTTACAGTGAGATTACAGCAAGTGGAGGAAGTGTACCCGATATACCTGCAAGTGGAGGAAGTAGAAGTTCATTCTCAAGTATGCCATCATATTCTCAGACTTGGGGATGGAATGGTTCTACAACTGGAGGTGGCACAATTACAAGCGGTGCTAGCATTAGTTATGGTACTGCAGTTAGTGCAGGTTCTTTGGGAACCACGGTTAAATCTAGAACCCGGGTAGGAGCCCTTATTGGTACCTTATCACTAAATGGTAAAACCAAATCTGTAAGTGTACCAGTATACCAGGCAGCGAATTCAATTACCAGTACTACTGATGGTACACCAGTAATAAGCTTATCGGCAAATTCATATTCTATCTCTAATTCAGGAGGTAGTGTTAATATTTATGCCAGTGTAAGTATACCTATTACCAACCATTGGAGTTCAGGGTCAATAAGTGCAGGTTCTTCGAAGAGTGCTACACCTACGGTTAGTGCAAGTGGTACTGGATTTAGTTTGAATTCAGCTAAGACGGTACTTACTGCTACAGAGAACACAGGTACTTCAAGTAGAAGTTGTACAGTAACTGCATCCTATAGTGGGGCAACTACTAAGACCATTAAAGTTACACAGAGTGCTGCTTCAGTATCTTATAAGTATTACTTGGCATTTACTTCCCCTACTGGTTCTAGAAGTAGTTCTAGAACTGGATTATCGGCTTTGGGAGGTAATAATACAGTTGATGTAGCTTATTCTTTTAAGACTAAGGTAATAAACGGTTCTGAAATAAGTACAAGATACCCATTAGCTTTAACTGTAACCTCAAAACCAAGTTGGGTTACAAATGTAGCAATCATAACGTTATCAAGTGATAATGGAAACTATGGGTTAACCTTAACCTTAACGGAGAACACCGTAGAATCAACAAGGTCAGGTACCATTAAATTAAGGCAAGCAGAAAACGATGATGAGGGTTGGGAGCTTACAGTCAACATAACTCAGAATGCTGCAACAATTACTTATGAATACGTATTTAATTTGGGGTAATAAAAATACAACACCATTCTGTATTTAATGTATAATTAACCTAAGTATTAATCTTTAAAATCTTACAATTGTGGGAGTAGAAGTAAAAGGTGCCGGCGATGGCGTTGTAATCGCGGACAGAGGCTGTAACGTTGCTGCTGTGACATCAAGAATGGACAACAGGAAATCAAATGTCTCATTGAGAACACTGCAAAGGACCAGGAGATTGCCCGCCTTAATCGAGTAGTAGATGCTCAGAGAGACCAGAACATTATCAATCAAGTTGTGGCTGCCTTAAAAGGTACAACTACACCGGCTCAGTAATTTTTAATTTGCTGGGATGACTAAAAGGAGTGCATCTATTTTAGGTGTACTCCTTTTTTTTTTGTTTTAACACATTAACTAAGGGATTATGGAACAACAAGAACAACTCACCGAATTTAAGATACAACTAGCATTACCTGCTCCAAATATAGAGGTTGCTCAAGAAGTAGCAAACAAAGCTCAGGTACTCATTAATCAATTTGGATACTATCAATTTCTAAAACTGGTAGACTTCATGCAGAAGAATCCAGGTGCAGTATCATTCGGTTTAAACTTAATAAATAGAAAATGATTATGGAAGAATTGATTTTTCAGAAAGTACAAAAGGGTGATATGATTTTCACCTTAGAGAAAGATCGTCGGTCTGGTTATCCAATCTTTGACCAAGCAAGAGTTTTAAAAGTTGGCGAAAGTAAACCAATGGCCTCAAATGGTAAAGAAGGTTTTGTTAACAGTATCGAATTAGTGATACAAGATTCAATATCTCAAATTACCATTTATTTACCAACTAATGTAAATGAAGGTATTTATAATGGTACCTATTATACGACCAATCTCGATAATATCATTAATGAGGTATCAATGCAGAAACAGAATGCTTTAAATATTTTAAATAACAAAGCCAAATTTGAGGCAGTTGTTTCTGAATGTGATAATATTCTTGGTTTAATTAATAATCGTTCAGAATCACCTCGTAATCCTGCTCCAGATTTCGAAGAATTTAAGTTATCCATGAATGAGAGGTTAACTAACCAAGAAACCCTTTTATTAAGGATTGCTCAAGAATTGGGATTAGATAAACCTAAACAATAATAAGAATTATGCCAAGTAAGTCGGTTAATATTACACTATCGACTCCAGTTGGCCCTCTAGAAATATACGTAGATAAACGAGAACAAGCTCGTGCAGAAAGGTTGATTGCCAAAACTCCAAGTATCTTAACCGAAGGCTATGCGAAAGGTACAGAAAAGTTTGGTAATCAACTTCTTCGTATAGTAAGACGAAGTTTGAATACGGGTGTTCCACCACCCGGTACCCATACTTCTTGGCCAAAACATGCTCCAGGTACTGTAAAGAAATATGGGGAGCATACTCTATTACGACTCACGGGTCAATATGCTAAATCCGTTACTGTAGTAAAGACCAAGAATAGAACTTTCGTTGGTTTACCAATTGGAATCAAGAAGATTACCTATACTGGTAAGACTTCAAGAAAGACTTTGAATCAGATAGCTATCATGTTAGAGTATGGTAGCAGAGATGGTAATTTACCACCTCGTCCTCTTTGGAATCCTGCATTTAAGGCTGCTGGTGGAAAAGCTGCCTTACAAAAGGAAATACGAAATGAAGTTAGAAAAGAAATAAGGAAAGTTAAAAATGGCAGCAGACTTTGAAATATCTTCATTATCCGGAACTGGTACTGCAACTATTAGGGTAAAGCCTAAGGCAGTAAACGAAGACATGAATAATATAAAAGAGCAGGTTCTCAAGGTAGTAGTTCAGGGTGTAGAAAGGGAAGTAACTCTGGTACAAAAGGCCGCTCCTAAAATAGTAGAGACCTGGGGAACTTATTTTAGTATCACTCCAGAAACTACTTCCCATACTTTCGATGGTACTAAAAGGGGTGAGACCCTAGAAATAGGTGTATACAGTTACCAACAGAAGTTTATCGATAATAAGCCTCAAGATGAATATCGTGCTGTAGATTGGAAAGTTGAAAGCTCCTCAGATTGGTTAGAGGTAACCCAAGAAATTGGAGAAGCTAATGCCGCAGGTAAGCTTACTATCAAAACTAAATCTACTAATCAAGAACATAACCCCAGTAACTATGACCCCTTGGAAAGAACTGCTATAGTTAAGATTATCTCACAGCAAGAACCTAACACTGAGATAGTTTTAAATATAACTCAATCTCCAGGTACTAGAACTACTAAGTATGGCTTTGAACCAACCCTGAATATACCATTCCCAAATCTTGGTCAAAATACTAGTACTGCTCAGATTAGTAATGTAAAGGGTTATCAGTACTACCTTATCAACGGTATTCAAGTTGCTAAATTTATAAAACAATTTAAGATAACCGATATAAGTAAGACAATAGAGGGTCAATTCCCTGGAGGTATTGGTTCTGAACCAATACCCTTTAAAGTATGGCTTACCGATTATCCTTCAAATATTGCTACTCAATGGGTTAGTGAATTAAATTGTGTTGGTCATTTACAAACCATAATGAGTGGTTTTGGAGGTATTCAGGTAACTTATAATGGGTATATTAATGACAATGGCAATCAAAGTGTTCAATTAAATATTAGATTAGGACTTTAATGGTAAACTCAGAAGAAATAGTAGAAAGAACTTTTTATATCTCTCTACTTAGTACAATGTTGGAAATGGGTCTTACCTTAAACCCAGAAGACTTCTTACCTTTGTCTCAAGAAAACGAAAAAAGATTTCAAGAGGCAATCAAAGGTATGAAGAAGTTTATACCACTTTTTGGTATAGGGAATAATCAAGTAAAAGGCCCAAAGACTCTCCCAAGAATAACCATAGAACTACAGGGTTATTATGCTGGAGATATTGGTGTGAATAAATACATCATTGGTGATAAACTTGAGGATGGTAATTACCAAGCTTCAGAGTTTCCTTATGAAACTAAGGATATTACCATAGATGTACATCTGGTTTCTCAAACACAAGCAGATATGAGATTGCTACATACAATCTTATATACTGGCTTACCTGCTAGAGGATACGTGAGACCATACTTCAATGATTTAGAGGAATGGGAAAAGGGCAGGCTTGCTCCCACCGGAAACCTATTCATTGAGATTGGTAATTATTATGACCATCCAGATGTAGAGCATGGTATACTTGAGAAGGTATACACCTATGTATGTAAGGATGGCATTCTCCCAGAAAAGCTTTTGGAAGAAGGTACACTTACACCTATCAAGGATATCTCAGTTCTCATTGGGACATTAGAACAAAACGAAAACGAAATGTTAGAGTTAAAGGTACCGAAAGAATAGGTACAATACTCTAAGGTATAAATTAAACGAGTAATTAACTTTAATCACAATAGAATTATGCCAACTTCACCTCATGTTGATTTTAAGTTTAAGAACAACAACGTTCTTCAAACTACTCCTATGTTAGGAGTTTCTTGTGTATTGGCTAGAACTACTAAAGGTCCATACGATGACCCTTCAGAAATCATCTCTACATTCTCTCAGTTCCAAAGAATCTATGGTTCTGAAATTGTACCAGATGGTTCTGTATCAAATATCGAAAAGGCCTTGCAAGGTGGTTCTAAGCTTCGTGTTATTCGAGTACTTGGCAAAGGAGCTACTCAAGGTACAATAACTGCTTCTCAGGCTGCAGCAAGAATATCTGAAGATTCAGAAGATGAAATCTCAGTTGCTTCTGCTGTAACTGACCCAGCTAAACCCTCTGCTTTGATTACTTTAAAATCTGGTAGTACTACTTATAGTTTTGGGTTAGTAACCAAGGGATATGGAGACCCCATTGGTAGTGCAAATACTTTCCAGGTTGGTTTTTATAAGCAAGCTAATACCTTGTATTATAAAATATATTCAGCTAATGGGCAAGTACTTGAACAGGGACCAGTAATAACCTACAAAACTGCCGATGATAACAATAACACTTCGGTAGATTACCTTGCTCTTAGTGCATTTGCTAAGAACTCGGAATATATTAAGCCGGTAATTACTGCAGGTTCCTCTTTTGAAAACCTAATTAAGTGGCTTACCGATGATATTGATGGTACTAAGAATGCTATCACTATTACCGTGGGAGATGCTGCACCCTCCGAAACAGAGAAACTGTTTAATGGTACTATCGGTAGTGCAGGTTCCACTCCAACTGCCGAAGAATGGATTACTTCCTTGGATTTGGTAAAAGATTACACCGACTTCTACCAATTATTTATTTCACATATCTCTCAACACCTTACTACCGATTCAGATGTACTCAAGGTATATAAGGCTGCTGCAGATATGGCAAAGGAATTGATGGAATGGGTACTGTATATCGAAGTTCCCAAACATTTAACCCATTATACTCAAGGTACTCAGGCAAGAGATTACAAAGCTCAGGTAACTTGGGTACAGACTTGCCTTGGTACTGTAGGTAACTCTAAGTACATTGCCTACTTTGGTGGTGGACTTAAGTACTACAACGAAAACGGTAATCTTCAGGATTCCGATATAGTGGGTACTATTGTTGGTTTGGGAGATGCCTCTGCTACTCAATATGGTCCTTGGAAATCCTTTGCTGGTATGAACCGAGGGGTTATTGGAGATGCAGTTGGTCCAGTATGCCCCAACTATGGTTCTCCTTCTCGATATAACGAACTGAACACTCTTGCTCAGAATTATATCAATGAGATGGTAATCAAAGATACTCCAGATGCAGGTAAGCAAACCATGCTATGGCATTGCTTCTCTTCTCAAGTGAAACAGGATTCTGAAAGATTCCTTTCAATCGTAAGACTGAACCTTTACCTGAAGAAGTTCCTTCGCCCGGTACTCAACAAATATATCGAAGAACCAAACGTTTGGAGTACTTGGAAGAGAATCTGGTTGGAGGTTAAACCTACACTGGATTCATTGGTAGATGAAGATGCCATGACCGAGTATACCTGGATGGGTGACCAAGATGCAACTTCTTGGGATGACCTTTCAATTAATACCGAGGCAGATGCCCGTCAAGGTAAGTACCGTGCTATTCTTAAGTATAAGGATGTAGTTCCTATGCAAGAAGTAACTATGGAGATTGTAATTGATGCGGCATCCAAATCTGTATCAATCGTAGAAACAAGTAATAACCTATAAACATATAACGATGGGAGCAAAAGTAAAAAACCCACGGAAGAAATTCTTGTGGAGCATCATGTTCCCCAAACACCCTATCAATACTTATCTGTTTCAAAGTTGTACTTTGCCGGATATTGAGATTGACCAGGTTGCTCATGGGGACGTCAATAGAGACGTTAAAACTGCAGGTAGGGTTACTATAGGTAATCTTATCGTAGAGAAACTTATGACTACTGCAGGTTCCGATACATGGCTTCATGATTGGCTATACTCTTGCCAGGACCACATAGTTGGTGGTGGTTTAGTACCAAGCCAATACTGGGAAACGGCAATTGTAAACGAACTTGCCGAAGATGGAGTCTCAGTTCTTAATACCCATGTCTTCGAAGAGGTATGGCCATGTAAGATTACCGGCTTAGACTTGGACAGAATGGCTTCAGAGAATACCATAGAGTCCATAGAGTTCTCGGTGGGTACTGCAGACAAATACTAATTCCTTAGTCTATTTTCACTAAGATTCGGTGGAGGGGTGGGATTCCTGTGATAGGAGCTCACCCCTTTCTTGTTGTTATACGGAGTACTATGAACATTTGTAAACATTAAATATATCAAAATTATGGAATTTAGAACATTTAGATTTACCGGACCCTCTGGTTTCGAATATGAAATTAGAGAACAGAATGGAGCTGATGAAGACATTCTCAGTAACCTTTCAGACATGAAAACTTTAATGAACCTTACCAAGTTCATTGCAGCAATCGTAATTAGAACTAATGCCACTCCTAACGGTAAGCTAACCGTTGATGATGCTCTCAATCTACCAGTCAATGACCGCTATGCAATTATTTTCAATTCTCGTATATTCTCACTGGGAGAGGAAGTAGAATTTGAATATGACTGGGGTAAAGAGAATGGAGGTAAAGTTACTTATGGCCAAGACCTTCATGAGTTCCTTTTCGATTACGGTACTACTCCAACTGTAGAGGATTTAAATCAGAAGCCAGATGCTATCCCTTATTATCCAGAGGGAGTTAGATTGGTAGACCATGAATACACTCTTTCATCTGGCAAGAGAATTAAATTCGATTGTATGACTGGTAAGGGAGAACAAGAGTTCATGAAGTTGCCTTTGGATAAACAAACTAAGAATGCTCCTCTTCTTTGCCGTAATCTTCACTTAGAGGTTGATGGTAGTTGGGAGAAGGTAGAAAACTTTACTCCGTTTACTGCAAAGGATATGGCCGAGATGAGAAAGCATATCTTATCTATGGACCCTATCTTCAAAGGTGAATCCCATATCACTAATCCAACCACCGGAGAAGAAAGAACTTATCCTATAGTTTGGGCACCAAATTTTTTCTACCTGACGGAAGAGTAATGTTAGAAAGTGATTTTGTTTATATCACCCGAGCCGAGATAGCCTTAGACTATTTCGGCTTTTTACGTCTTCCGTACCGAATAAGGAAAATATTCAAGGAAATGGCCGAGCAATATTATAAACAATTAAAGAAAAGAAAGTAAATTATGAATACCAGTAGGAGTATAGTAGAGGTCGGTGTTGCCATGGTTTTAAAAGACCGATTCTCTCAAGAAGCTGGCAAGATATCGGGGTCATTCAGAACAATGATGAATGATATGAATACCTGGAATAGAGGTATACAGATGTCAGCTTCCAATACAATGGACTTCGGAATGCAGCTCGTAGGGGGAATGGCAAGGGCCTATAAATACTCTGCGGGTGTTCAGAATGAAGTTTGGACTGCTTCGAAAATTGCTGGTGCTACCATTGCAGAACAAAGAGAAATGTTACAATTGGCAAAAGATGTCAATGAGATAACTCCTCTTACTGCTTCGGATGTTGCATCAGGACAAAGATATCTGGCTATGGCGGGTAATAAATTCGATGCTATTAAAGAAATGATTGGGCCAGCATCTAAGCTGGCTTCAATCTTTACAATGCCAGTGGGACAGAAAGGTGGTGTAGCTGACTTGATGACCAATATCATGTCAATGTACCAAATCCCAATGGGAGAAGCCGCTAGAGTAACCGATGATTTATATACTGCAGTTACTAATGCAAATATATCTTTAACAGACTTAGCCCAGTCCATATCTTATGCAGGAGCAGATATGGCAACTGCTGGAGTAGACCTTCGGCAAACGGCTGCTGCTATTGGTGTATTGGGTGATATGGGTATACAGGGTTCTATGGCAGGTACCTCACTGGCCAATATGATTCGTTACTTACAGCTCTCTCTTGTTAACCAAAAAAAGAAAGGCTATAACGCTTTAGCAGATCTAGGCTTAAGTCCAGATGAATTCTTCGATGCTCAGGGTAATCTTATAGACCTTTATACTATCTATCAGAAGTTTGCTAAGGCTGCAGTAGATTTACCTTCACGAATTGAAACACCAACTTTCTTCAATATCTTTGGAGTTCGTGGTAATCGTGGTATGCTCCCCGTACTTAGGGATATTGCTTCTGGTAGAGATAAGATGGGTAAGATACTTGCTACCTATGACCAAAACATGGGAGCAGTAAACCGACTTAATGAAGAACGTCTTAAAACCGATGCAGGTGTAATTGACCAATTCAAATCAAGTTTAGAGAACTTAACCGTTACGGCAGGTGCGGCTTTGGGTAGAATCTTTACCCCAGTACTAAAGGTGGGTAACTCTATAATCAAAGTAATTAATTCTATTTCAGAAACTTGGGTTGGAGGTTTTGGTCTTAGGGTAGGAGCTACTGCAGTAGTAGTAGGTACTATTGTTGCAGGATTTAATACTGTAAGAGGTATTATTAGGTCTGTTGGGTATTTACAGACTATTGCTACTGCTTCTACTGAAGGTATGTCTGCTGCAGCAACAAAAACTAATACTCAGTTTGCCATTATGAAAGCACACATGGTAAGGATGGTTAACCTTATGAGAACCATGGTTCAACCCCAAATGATGTCAAGCGGTATTAGTATGAATTCTGCTGGTAGATTTTATAACACTAAAACCGGAAGATATGTTAAGACACCAAATCCTGGAGTACCATTAGCAACTACTATGGCGGGTAATTCAGCTGGAGGGGCTTTAGCTGGAGCAGGTGCCCAAGTTGATAGTCAAGTGGCTAGGCAAGGTGCTATAAAAGGTTTAACCTCTATAGGTGGTAGACTTATGGGATTACTCGGTGGACCCTTGGGATTAACAATTACTGTAGGTCTTCCTTTATTAATTGAGGTTATTAGTTACCTTAGTAATTCAGTAGATAGGAATACTGAAGCTCAGAATAAAGAGAAAGAAGACCCAACTACCATTAGAGCCCAGAATGAAGAGAGATTTATTAATGCTGTTAGGTTAGCTATTAAAGAAGGTATGAGAGATTCTCGTATCAATATCTCAGTAGATGGTCAAGCAGTTGGAGATTATGCTCCAGGTTCTCAACAAGATTTTACTGGAGCTGCATTTGTAATGGGAATATAAAACTAAAACACTATGGCTAGAGTATTAAATAAAGCAGCAGGTAAGGTTGTTAATGACCTTACAAGAGATACGGCAGGTGTTCTTACTGGTCCCTTAAATAAGCTATGGAGAGCTCGGATATTACTTAACCGAGTTACTTCACCTCTCCCGAAAGATGATGCTCCAAAGGGTAAACTCTATACTCCAAATGGGGTAATGGGAGAAGCTCAGATATCCTCTAAGAACCCAGTTATAAATAAACAGCTCCAAGCTAAATGGAGAATGGAATTACAATTTCCGAGATTAGAAGAAGGTGAAGGAGTAGACCCAGCAAAAGGGAATAAGAATACCACTAATTACAGAAACTTTGAGGCTAAAGCAGATGTTATATATCAGAATGAGGTAAGGATATATAACATGACTGTTAACCCTACTCAATATATTACCCTACAGAATAGACCTCCAGAATTGGACTTTAGGGGAGAAACTACATGGGCAACCATTAAATCAATGGGCCGCAATGTACCAATGTATCACTTTACTGGTGCTGAAGACATCATTCAATTCAATGTATCTTGGTACTGTAATGACCCAGAAAATCCTGAAGAGGTAATCAATAAATGTAGGTTATTAGAAGCATGGTCTAAATCTAATGGTTACCAGGCTGCTCCTCCGATTGTTAAGATTGAGTGGGGGGATTCCGGTATATTTGATAATCACAACTACATTCTTACTTCAGCAACTTATACTCTGAAGAACTTCCAGAATGGTTATAGAGTAAGGGTACCCGGAAAGCCAGCTACTTTTGGTAATGGTAGGTTATTGCCTGCAGCAGCAACTCAAGAATTAGTTTTCAAGAGAGTAAGTGCATATAACTTATCCTATGGAGATTTTATAAATTCTGATTCACTTAAAAAGACGGGGGGTATTAAATATGATTGATGTTAACCAATATCTAAAGGGGGCTAGCCCATATAATAATGCCTATGCTCTGAAGTATAACGATGGGGATTATTCCTTAGAAGCTAAACCTCCAGTAGTACCGGAATCCTCTAACGATATTCAACATACCGTTAAAGATGGGGAAACCTTGCAGAACATTGCTTTCAGGTACTATGGTGATTCTGGTAAGTGGTACATTATAGCTGAAGCTAATAAGATACTGAATCCTTTTAAGGAATTAGAAATGGGAACTCTAATAAGAATACCGACTTATGGCAGCTAAACAGAAACCTATATTATATAATGGAATGGGTCAACCTTATTTGGCCCTTTTCAATTTTGGAGGTATGCCTATAATGAATCCCATTACAGGTATACCCCTTGGAGCGTATATAAGTACCTGGAGTTATAGATATGATGAAGAAAAAGAAAACTTGGCTACCATTACTTTCGATACGGGTAATCCTGATACTGTAGATATTGCCGAGATTCAAGAGAACCAAAACATTTGTCTTCAATGGGGATATATATACCCTGATGGCCAATTTATATCTGGGCCCATAAAAATAATTAAGGTAAGAGAGTTCGAAGCCGTATTCGATTCTACAGGTACTCATGTAACTATTAAGTGCATTGATTCTTCAGGGGATTTAAGATATCAGCCTGCTTATGTTCATTCGGACATGGAAGGTTATAAATTATCTACCTATTTAGACAATGGTTGTGGGAATGCTACTGGTGTAATCATAGAAATATTTCAGTAATGGAACAACAGATAATAAGTAATAAAGTATACGAGTCACTACAGGTACCCACAGAGAGTACCCGTACTACTACTGGTAAAGTACTCTATGCTAACAAATACAGTGGAGTAGCAGAAGTAGCTATGCCAGAAGACTTGAAAGCTTTAATTGATAGTGACTTTGGGTTAGTGGGCAAGAACGTCTTAGTTCAATTAGAACAGAAGATGAAAGGGTATACTAATGGGCCATGGTATGTGGATTCAAGGGATGGTGTTATCTATATACATAATCGGAAATTCCATGAAGAACCGGTATGTACTTATACATATCAAGGAGAGAATGGGGAAGTACTTAGAGTATCTTTTGCTACTCAGAAAATAACTAAAAGAGTTAAAGCAGTATTAGCTCCATCTCTAGACCCAGATAGTAAAGATTTATCGGTATTATCAACTAATATAAATGAGCCAGAGGATAAACCTCCATTAGCTTTAAGACCTCCTGTGGCTCAGGTAGATAACCTTATGGTGTCTAATACTACTGGCAATGGGTTTGAAGATTATATAAGTCATCCTATTACTCCTACAGAGGTAATGGATGCTTGGGACACTCAGCTTCAGTATAACATGGAAAAAACTGCAGAATATAAAAAGAGAGTAGAAGAGTATGAAGCAGTGGGTCCAGTAGGTGCTTATGAAGCAGGTAAGCAAAGGAGATTTGATGAAATGTCTACCGAAGAAATACGAGCTACCATTAATCAAGCAGCCAACGAGTTACCTGATGATAAGAAGAATGCCCTTAAGCAAATACTAAAAAATTCTAAAAATGGTAAAGAGTTAGAAGCTAATCTTAAGAAGCTATTAGAATGCGAAATGTATCTTTTCGAAGATGAAGATGGTATGGAATTTATGGCAGAAGAGTATGTAGACCCCTTAGATTATGACCCAGAGGGTTATACCTCTAAACAAGCAGGAGCGGGTATAGCTTCTGGTATCAATTTTCAAGCTGGAATATTACCTGCTTCAGAGAGAGGTTTCGAAGCTTTAAAGAAAGACCCCTATACTGAAGTATTATCCGATATGGAAGTTGATACTACTAAGGGTTATGGTCAAGGTCGATATGGTAAGAGGGTTAAGGTAAGACATATGAAAAGGGTAAATCTCAAGGTACCTCTTTATAAACTTTACCATAATTTATTTAGTAGATACGGTGGTGCCGATAAGTATGCTTGGGCAGCTAATGCTAATGCCAATGGTGGTTTAAAGCAAACTGAGAAAAGGTTAGTATGTCAACTTCAGGTAGTGGGTAGACCTATGCTAGCAACTTCCCAAATAATCCGAATAGATAATGTAGGGAAACGTTGGTCAGGGCTTTGGTATATAAAACAGTGTACTCATTCTATGGATGCCGGTCAAGGGTATATAACTAATATGGACTTAGTAAAGAACAATTCCAAGTCTGGCTCTGTAACTTCTAAAACTGATTTATCTACTCAAAACATCGTAGCTAATGATGCTAAAGCTAATGCTAAAACTAAAAAGGGGCAAGATAAAAAAGCCCTAAGTACTTCTCAGAAACTTAATCTTAACTTTACTTATAATGAGAAGGTATATTACAATGAGCATTTCTTGAATGATAAGGGGGACATAATTGATATCAAGGGTCAAGCTGAGTTTATTCGAAAGAAGGCTTATTATACTGAAGTAAATGCCGATAATCCTCAAGCCTTGGCAGAGGGTATAGTATTATCTACAGGTAATACGGTTACCTCTAAGGGTAAGTTAATCCCGGGCAAGGTATCAGTTAAACAAATCCAAGTGCCTGAAGATTATGAGGTTAAGTTTAATTATATGGCCATAGCTAATCGAGTATACCGAGACATAGCTAAAAGGCATAAGCGAATAGCAAGTCAAATCTATGTAGAAAAATAAGGGTATGAGTTACGAAACAGCAAAGATAATAACCGACGAAGGCTTAGAGGGTCTTGGTCGGTATTACTCTGTTTATCGAGGCATTGTTATTGATAATGACGATGTAGAGAAACATATGAATAGAGTAAAGGTATGTGTTCCAGAGGTAATGGGGGGAGTATTTGCTTGGGCATATCCTAAAGGACAACATGGTTCAATTAGTTCAGGTTTTAAATTCTTAGCTCCTAAAGTGGGAGATACGGTATTTGTTACTTTTGAATTTGGAGATCCAACTAAACCACTCTGGGAATACCATGGTTGGGGAATGAGCCAAATACCTCAACCATTAGATGGTCCTAATAAAATGGGGATAGTTACTCCTGAAGGAAACCTAATAGTCATAGATGATGATAACGGAGAACTCAATTTACATTTCAATGGGCCTGTAAATGTTCGTTCGGAGAACGAGATAGTAATAAATGCCGAGGGAGATATAAATGTATCTTCTGGCGATTCAGTGATACTTAATACTGGAGAAAATGGTGGAGTAATCAATATTTTTCAATTAACCGAAAAACTAAATCAAACTATCCAAGAACTAGAACAACTTCGCAGTATGTTCAATTCTCATGTACACTCAGGTGTAACTACTGGACCAGGTTCTTCAGGTCCAACTCTAACTCAAGCAACTAAACCTTTCTCACAATTCGTTGTAGACGATTATGAGGATAAAACCTGCATACACTAATGGAAAAGAATTATTTTACAGACTTAGTTGGTATAGGTGTAACTTATCCTATCCAACTTACAACTAATGAAAAGGGTGAAAGAGGTTGGTACCCAGTAAATGGGGATTTTAAACTTATCAGAGATAATATAAGTTCAATATTATACTACATGATAGGCCAGAGATTTCGACAGGAAAACTTTGGTAGTAAATTATGGCAATGTATTGAGGAGCCAAACTCACAAGCCCTAAGTTTTATAATTAAAGAGTTTTTAAAACAAGCCATAGGTGCTTGGGAACAAAGGATAACCTTCCAAAATATCACCGTTACTAGAGTTGATGCAAAAATACACATAGAAGTAACATATGTAGTAAATGGAACAAATTCTAGTCAGTACCTCGATATCACCTATGACAGTTCGGATAATTCATTAAATACACAATAATATGGGAATCACAAATAAATGGCTTAACCCATACCAGAGGTCTTATCAACAGATTAAGGCCAAGCTGGTTGAATCCCTTATGGGACTCAAAGACCCTCAAGGTCAGAAACTCATAACGGATTATTCGGAGGGGAATATCTTAATTATTATCCTCTCATTGTTTGCGGCAATTGCCGAAGTACTTCATTACTACGTAGATAACATGGCAAGGGAAACTTTCCTATCTACTGCAAGGAGGTATGATTCGGTAGTTAAACATGGGGCATTGGTAGATTACCATGCTCGGGCAGCGATTGCAGCTACCGTAGATGTAATCTTATCCAGAAGCATTACGGGTAATTCTATTGGTGCTAAATTAACTATACCTCATGGTACTCTGTTTACAGATTCCAGTGGTAATTCTTGGTTATCTGCTAGAGATGTAATTTGGTATTCGAATGTAACTACTTGTAAAGTACCTATAGTTCAACACGAGAAGTATACTGCAAGTGCTTTAAATAATATGGTAATACCTACTGGAGATAGAGTTATAATTCATCTGGGTACTCTACCCAATGGTAAGTATTATGAACAAGGTTCTATGTCATTGCAGATAGGTGGGGAAACTTGGGTATTAGTAGATACATTTGCAAAATCCAAACCTACAGACAAACACTTTATGGTTTCAGTAGATGAGGCACTTAATCCTTATATAATGTTTGGGGATGGTACCTTTGGTAAGAAGCCTGCAGCAGGAGCAAAAATAACCAATGTGGTATTCTACTTAACCAATGGTACTCAGGGTAATGTAAAGAGTAATACTATTACTTCTGTACCTTCAGTAATCTCTTCTTCAATTACTGATGCTACCGTAAGTAATGCTTACGATGCCGGAGGTGGTTCAAACTATGAAAACTTTACAATGCTCAAAGAACATATACCTTTGAGTGTAAAGACTTTGGGAGTAGCAATTACCAAAGAGGATTTCGAAAGTTTGGCCATGTTGGTTGATGGGGTAAACAAAGCTAAAGCCGATTATGAATGCGGTAGAAAGCTTACAGTATATATTAGCCCCGATGGTGGAGCTGTTGCTTCTTCTGAATTAATCAATAGGGTATACAATCTATTATCTCAAAGAGCTCCTATGACCACATGGTTAAAGGTTAAATCTGCAGGTAAGGTTCAGATTATTCTAGAGATGGGAGTTACTGGTAAGAAGTCTTATAAGACTCCCGAGATACAAACTCAAATTCTTACAGCATTATACAATGCCTATTCTCCAGAGCAAGCTCAGATAGGAGGAAGCGTAAGGTTATCAGATATCTATGCCTTAATAGATAACTTATCAACAGTAGATTACCTTCACCTTACTAAGTTCTATATTAAACCTTGGCCTACTACCATCTATGGTAATAAAGAATTGAACTTGGGTCAGTTTAAATTGAATAAGGCTAAAGGGTCTATGACTTACTATATTACCTTCAATTCATCCACTACTTTTACTGTACGTTCTGTATCAAATGGGTATATGGCTACTGGTACTGTAGGTAATTCTATACAGGTAATAGATAAGGCTAATGGTTTTGACTTCTCTTTGGATATTCAGAACAATAGCTATCAGTCTGGTTACAGATATTCTATTACGGTATCAGAACCTAACCATGACTATGAAGACCCCGGTTTTAATTTACCAGTATTTGAAAACGCTTCACAATTGACTTTAACCGTAAAAGAAATTGTATAATGATAAACCTCAAAAATCTAATCGACTTTTTGCCATTCGAGTATAAAGCTCAAGATACCTATAAGGTAAATGGCAAAGGCATCTTAGAGAGGTTTCTAGAAATTTGTGGAGAGCATTTTGAAGATTACATTACAAAGGATATTGAGAATATCTTAGACATTATTGATATAGATAAGGCTCCGGATATGTATCTCAATTTCCTTTGGCAATTCCTCGGAGAAATGCCCTTTGCTTATGGGAACACTATAGATGCACAGAAATGGGCAGAGTACTTTAATGGGTTCTACTCCGATGCTAAACTCCAAGAGTTATCTAAGCTTTGGATAATACCAAAGGAGGGACCCTTTACTTTAACCAGTACTCAAGTAAGAAACATCCTGAAGTATTCGATATCTCTTTTTAAAATAAGAGGTACCTCTGAGTTCTTCGAAATAATGATGAGGCTGTATGGGTTAACCTGCGTAGTAACTGACCCTGCAAAGGCTGATAGTTATGATGGTTGGGTAAAAGGTAATCCGCACTTTGACCAGTATTACCATTATGACGATAAGTATACCTATGATAATACTTTCGATTGTTCTCAATGTATACCGGTAACCTTTAGACTTACCGGTCATGGATATACTTCGAACTCGGCAGCTTTCAGAAAATTTAGAGAAGCCGTAGAGGCTTTCTTTAAAAGATTCATACCCTATCATGTATCTTTCGATATTCAATATGGGTTTACCGTAAATGATGGGTATACAATTAAAGCTGAGTTAGTAAATCCGGACCAACCCAATCTTATTACTTCAGAGGTATATGAAGTACCGGTAAAGGTAACTGTAACTTCAGATTGGATAAATGCTGACCTAAGATATCAGATATCCAGTGATAATATAAATTGGGGTTACACTAAACACGAAAGTGGTTCCATTTTTAATATACCCAGAGCAGGTACTTATTATTTTAGAAGTGTGGGAGACCCTACTAAGGTAACTCAAATCACGGTTAATCAAGAATCTTATAATCGAGTATATTCTATTACTTGTGACCCTATTACTGGAAAGATAACTCCTACTAACCTAAAAGTAAGTACAGTAGTAAGGGCAAACGTATCCTATAAGGGTACCATGAAAACTTGTAATGTACGATTATCCGGTACTGATATAGTGAAAGTCTCTGGCTCAACTTGGGAATTTTCAGAGCCTGGTACCTACATCTTTGAGATTGTAGAGTTCCCAGTAAAGCAAACTTCATTTGTTGTAACTCGAGAAGAGATTACATATAAGGTAAGATGTACACCTTCTGAATTTAGAGTTGGGGATAAGCAAAGTATCAAGGATGCTACTACCACTCTTACCATCGAATCGAATTACCCAGAATCATTTACTGGTGAACTATACTGTAGGTTAATCGGTGATACCAAGTTGTTTAAGAACGGTGATAAGTTTACTGCTAATAGTTATGGTACTTATAAGTTTAAATGTACACTGGATAAAAGGGAAACCGATGAAGGTGTAGGTATATTCGAAGTAGTATCTGGTAAGACTGCAGTATATCGAATTACTGTTAGCCCACCAACAGTCACATTATTCAATGGCTCTGCAAAAGCTACAGTAAAGATACAACGTATTTCTGGTAATGGGAATGATTACAGAGTAAGGGTAATTGAAACTGGGGAAACCTTTGATGCTCAGAATGGATATGTATATACTGCAAATAGGGCAGGGACTTATACCTTCCAGTCAGTAGCTTATCCTACTGCTAAGACTACTCTGGTAGTTAATAACTCTCCAGTAGTATATCAGAACAAGTTAAAGATAGTACCTTCGGATGCTACAGACAGTCATTGGAAAGAACCCAACTGGGCATTACCAGAAGACCAGATAGATGATACTTATGCAGTATACCAATTACTGGATGAGAAGTCTGCTTGTAAGTTCCATCTTGAGGAAATGAAAAATGGGGTCAATGTAAGTGGTACTGCTACCTGTGATGAGAACGGGGAAACCTATAACCTTGATGAGGAAATTGTTCTTACCAAGGCTGGGACTTATACCTTTGTGGCAGATGATGGTTCTTCATTAAGATGTCAAGTAATACTGGAAGATTATCCTACAATCATAGAGATTTCTTGTACTCCTACTTATGCAGAACTAAAGGGGAATGTTAAACAAGTATCTACTTTAATCAAGTGTACTTCTAATAAACCTGATTTCGATAGTCGAATAAGGGAAGTTGGTAAAGTAACTACTTATGATGCAGGTGGTGCTGGTTATGAGTTTGTAACTGCACAAGCTGGAGAGTATATATTCGAATCAGTGGTAGATACTTCGAAGAGAACTAAGTTCACCGTAGTAGATGCAGACCTCTTAAGCGTTAGTCCTCAAAAGTTAGAATGGGAACATGATGACCTCTCAGAGAAAACATTTACCATTACAACTTACAGTAATCAATCTTGGCAAATAGTAGAACAATGATAAATTCAACAATCGATAGAATAACAGAAACCACAACTCAGTCTTTATTCAAGACATTCACTGTGGGTATATTGGGAGAGTGTACACAAATCTTGTATGATTTGAGATGGATGATAGTCCTTGCAATAATTCTAATCCTATCAGACTTATGGTTTGGGTTATCTGCAAGTAGGTTACAGAAAATCGAAATTCGAAAATCTAGAGCTGGAAGAAGAACTCTAAACAAGATAGTAGACTATATCTGCTATGTTCTACTTGGTGCTGTACTTGGTAAAGCTATTGGAGAACCATATGGGATGAACCCAATAGTGGTATCAATAACGGTTATGGTAATATGCTACTGTTTCGAAGTGGATAGTATATATGGACACATCTGTGAAATACATGGTATTAAGAAACGGTACAGTATATGGAGAATACTCTTTAAATTGTTAACCCTCAAGTTCAAGGATGTAGGTGAAGCATTTAAAGATATGTCAGAACAAAAGAATCAATTTAAAAATACTAAGGGCAATGAAGACGTACTTTAAGTATGAAGGTATTATTAAATCAAAGGAAGCAGCAGAGGCAATTGCTGCTCCTTCTGGTTTAGGGCCATTCTGTGGATTTGGCTCGGCTACCATAAATGGTAACAAGTTAGTGGTATCTCCTCAGGGAGTTGCTGGAAGTAAGTATGCCAATGTAATCAAGGATAGGATTATGGCAAGGTATATGGCAAAGGCTTCGGAAGATGGAGAATTGCCAGACGTGAACTTTGGATGTATTTCAAGAGATGGGTATGTATTTATATCCGATGAACAAACGATTACTATTGAGAACATCCAAGGTACCCAAGGTTCAACAGAAGAAGTATTACTCTTTGCAGTACATACTACTATTTCTGAACCAGTAGATAATCCAGTAGACTTTGTAGCTTATTGGAATGAATCCTCCGAAAGCTTCTACACCTTGTTTAAAAAGTCTCTGGATATTTATTATCCGATTGCCGAAGAGAATCGTACACCGGATATCATTAATAATGATGTATATTCTAATTACGATATGACCTATAGCAATCTTCTAGAGCTGGTAGAGAGTGCTTGCCCTTATTACTCTAATAATAAAACTTCGGTTGTTCTTATCGGAGTATATGGTAAGGGTACTGATGCAATGACTAAACGAAATGAGAACTTTGCTATCGTACCCTATCAGGGTAAGTTCCAAGAAATCCCTTATACTACTGCTGCCCAGAGTATGATGAAAGAATCAGTGAAAAGAGTAGAACAGATAAATTCAGGCTTTCCAGTAGTAGATGAATCGGGTACTAAGTTAAATATCAAGCAATACATTGATAGTCAAATTGAGGCTATCAGAAAAGAATTCTCTGAATCTCTGAGTACTGCTAACTTACCAATCGGTTCTATTATTCTTTGGGAAACCGATGTAATACCCGATGGTTGGGCAGAATATACTAAGGCAGCTGGTAGAATAGTTATTGGTTACCAAGCTGGAGGTGTTCAAATTGGGGATGAAGTAATGTTACAGAATGTTGGAGATTACTATACACCAACTAAGGGTAATTTCTTAATCTCTATTAAAGGTGATGACCTTCCTAAGCATAGGCATGCTCTTGGTGTATCTAAAGGTAAACAAGATGATGCTAATAACTGGGAGAACGTTCGTCCTCAATCTTTCTTTAATAGGGAGACAGGATTGAATGGTGATTTCGGTAGAGGAACTCCTACCAAGGGTATTCAGGATGGTGCTATCGTAGTAAGCTGGAATCTATTAGGGGAATCTTTCTTACAAGAAACTTCGGTAGAAACTTTGGATATTGAGAAATTGCCACCGACTATTACATTACGATATATCCAAAAAATATCATCATAAAGTTGTTTATTAGTTATTTAGTAGTATTAAAACTATTTGTATTGTTTAAGAGTAAACACTTGTTTGTTTTCAATTTTTGTTTTGCATAGTTAAAAACACACTCATTTGGGAAAGGGACGTTGGGAAACGTCCCTTTTCTTTTGTGTTAATACTTAAGTTCTTCTTTAGCTCGGTCTTCCCAATATTGGATATCTTGCCTAAGCTCTGAGATATATCTCATGGATTCGTTAGTCTTAGGCATTTCAAAAAATTCGATAAGCATTATATTAGTGATACGAGTACTATTTTCGAGTCTTTCCTTAATAAAAGGAGGGGGAGTAATTAATACCTCAAACAAAAGATAGGCATCTGGAGAAAGCTTATCCTTCATATAAGTATACATCATATCGAGCATTTCAGATTTAGCTTTCTCTTCTTCACTGTCATCCTCTAATTCTTTGTCATTGTCGAATAAGTCATCAAGTTTAAAGAGGCTTTGATTATACTCTGCCTGTTCTCCGTATGCAGAACGAAGCAATTTGTTTTTAAATGTACTAAGTGATGCAAGGATTCTTGCTTTAAGATGTTCTTCAGTACATTCACCATAGTATTTGTTGAAAACAAATAACATCTTATCCCAGAAATAAGATTGGATAATATCCGGTGTAAGATTAAACCGTTTATAATCAATCTGTCTGGTAAGGTTTCTAATTACTGGCTTACAGACTTTATAAAGTCTGTTGAAAGTAGCTTCATCATATTCTTGCATAGGTTTTAATCGATGAAGCTCTGAACCGTTATTTCCTTTACTTTTTCCCATGTTATTAAATATTCGTTGTGCAAATATAAGTATTTTTTCTTATATAAAATAATAATATTAAATAATCTGGAGCTTAAGGTAGTGGATTAGTAGTTTCTAGATAGATGTCAACATGCTCAGAACTATCTCGGTACTATCAAAATCTATTAGTTTATATAATATTGCAATATAAATATGAAGAAATTTAAAGACAACATCAAGTTCAGTTTTTCTCCTGAGTTTCAATTCGAGATACTCAGGTTTGTTTTAAAAGATAAGGAAGGGGGATTAGTACTCAAAAGGATTAAATCCAATTACCTGGTTCTCATAGAACACTCCCTTATCTTCGAAGGTATATCAAAATATTTTAAGAAGCAAGGCAGAATGCCCTCCGAGAATATCTTAAAGGAAGTATTAAAAGAGTTACTAGAATCCAAAACATACGTTGATTTGGTAACTAAGGATGATATACCTAATATCAATAAACTAATAAGTAATCTCTATCATATACCACTATCGGATTCTGATTACATAAAAGAAAAGATATATCAGTTCTCTACCTATGTTGAGATGAAGAACTTAAATGATTCTTTTGATTTGGATAACTTCGAACAATACGAAGAATATTCGAGGAAGATTGAAAAGGTACTTCAGAAAAGTAAACCTAAGAAAGAGGATGAACCCCTATATATGATTCGAGATATTACCGAGAGACAGTTTAGAAGGCAATCAGAACCTTCAGTATTACCATGCCCATTTAGGCAATTGAATGATTTAACCAATGCAGGAGGTTATCCAGAACATTCGGTTAATGTGATATTGGATAAACCTAAAGCAAAGAAAACATTCTTCATGGTAAATCTTGCAAGAGGTTATCTTAGAATGAAGAAGTCTGTATTATATATTGATACAGAAAATGGTCAAGAACAAATTATGGACCGTTTCATTCAATCAAGTATTAATAAAACTAAGAAGGAATTATACTCGGGTGAATATGATAAACTTGAGGCAAAGCATTTAAGGAAACTTGCAAGGTTTGGAGTTGAATTAGTGGTTGAGCGTGTACCAGCAATGATTACTAATACCACTTATATAAGGGAAAAGATAATTCAGCTTCGTAATCAAGGAATTGATATTAAAGTTCTTATGGTTGACTACGCTGGTAAGCTTGCATCAATAGCGGGTGATAGAGAAGATTTCGAAAGGATATCTAATGTATACGTAGACCTTCAGAATCTGGCAGAAGAATTACATTTAGATATTATATGGACTGCCCATCACATTACTCGTGAAGGTAAAAAGCATAGGCTTACTAGATACGATGAGAATGATATCTCTGGTTCAATTGCCATTGTTCGTAATGCCCAGGTTATCATGGGTCTTAACTCTACTGAGCAAGAAGAAAAAGATAATATTCTTCGAGCTGAGATAGTAGTACAAAGGGATGGTCTTCCTTCCGGTAGAGCATTATTCAAATGCGATGTCGAAAGGCAAAGATGTATGGAATTTACAAGGGAACAACGTAAACAATATGATGAAGTATATGGTAGTAAGTTGGATGAACAATTTAAAAAGAATACTAACCCGGATGCGGATTCTAAGAAAAGGGAAAGAACTACTGGAGATATTTAGATGTAAGTTGGGTTATCATGAATGGGTAGCAGTTCATTGGACTGAGTTTAAACAGAGACCTCGTAGGGCAATTTTTTCTAAGAAAGGCGGGAGAAGGAAAGTCCAGTATTATGAGAAACGTCATGTAGAGTATTACTGTAATATATGCGGGAAGAAAAGATATGAAAATAACAAACTCGTTTAAATCTAGACTAAGGACATACTTTATTAAACGATTGGGAGCATTCGATTATAAGCACGGATGGTTACGCATTCCCACTTGCCCATATTGCGGGAGAGAACAGAAGTTGGGAGTTAACCTTTCTATGTATAGAACCAATTGTTTTAGATGTAATGCCCATCCTTCTCCTGCTCAACTAATAATGGACATAGAAGGATTTACTGAGTACCATGAACTAATTAATTTTTTGAACAATGGACAATTTGATGAACTACAGTTTAAGGAAGAGAAAATCGAACTTGCCGAAAGTAAGCCCGTATATCTCCCAGATGGATTTAGAAATATTTCGCTCGGAGACAGCCAACTTGCAAAAAGCATTCGTGGATATATCAAGAAACGCGGCTTTAACCTCGAGAAGTTTTCAAGATGTGGTATCGGATATGGAACAATGGGCACGACATATGGGTACCTTATCATCCCGTTTTATTATCGAGGACAACTTAGGTATTACAATGCTCGAAATGTTATCGGAAAAGGACCCAGGTATAATAACCCAGACAAAGACATCACCGGTTTGGGAAAACAGTTTATCATCTTTAATCATGACGCATTGGAGATGTACAGGTCGGTATTCATTTGCGAAGGAGCACTTAATGCCCTCACTCTCGGAGATAGAGCAATTGCCACAATGGGTAAAGCTATTAGCCAGTACCAAGTCAATGAATTACTTAAATCCCAATGCCAAAGATATATTATCCTTTTAGACCCCGATGCCAGGTCTTATGCTGTTAATCTCGCACTTAAATTAGTAGCTTATAAAAAAGTCAAGGTAGTATTTCTTCCAGAGGGTTTTGATGTAAATGATTTGGGGAAGAAACAAACACTTAAGCTAGTATATCAAACAAGGTATCAAAGTTATCAAGAACTGATTCAAATCAGAAACTCTTTGGAGTAAGGAGTTCCTATTATATTATAAAATAATATATTTATGCGTGAACCATCTATCCATATAACTAAGTCTCAGTTTGAGGAAATATTAAATACCCTAGAGGTAGATAACTTCCCAGTTGAGGCTTTTTTTGTTATTGCTCGAAAGGAGGCAATAAATCATAGAGCAGTCTTAGTTTCTAATAATAAGAATACTAAGCGAGTTAATAACATTTTACTAGCATCTAAGGGGGATGCTGCCCTTGTTGCTGATATTTTATATGCAACTCGTATAAAGTTAAAGCATAGGGGAGTTCGTAAAATAAATGAAAGTAATTCTCGGGAATGGGCAAATTGTAAAAAGCTTGCAGAGATATGTAATACCTTCTGTGAAGATTTTAAATTTGATACTCGAGAAGGTTTTATTAAATATATTGAGACTGGGTTAAAGAGGATGACCGACTATCGGAATGTTATGCAAAGGTTAATATCTATGCAGGACAACATCACTAATCAAATAGATGCCGAGATAGAACTCAAGGGGGATAAGGACCCAGGCTTTACCAAAGACATCCATGATGAATTCATAAAAAGAGTTGCTAGTGTTACTGGTATTTATGAATCTTATGAACATCAGCCAGAGAAATATGTTCACTTTCTTAGGATTCATAATCTAATGGATGAAAAGGATTGGAATGTATTTAAATTTTTGGATGCCCAGTTCGAAGCTCTTGCTTGGTGTAATGGATTACCAGAACCAAGTCAGATGTATAATGATAAGGCTATCGAAAGGTATAATAAATACCTATATAAAAATAAAGATAAACGAACCTTAGATGAACCTCGGGTAGAGGGGAGTCTTTGGGATAAAATAAGAAAATAATATGAAAGGTTTACAATTTTTCGGAAACAGAGTGGAGGATGCAGCTAATGCCTTTATTGATGTCCTCAAGTATTCAGACCAATCGGTAACTTATCCAGATTTTAAGGATATCGACCCTTGGCCTGATGAGATAGTTAATATGTTCTATGTGATTTGGAAGAATGCCAAGTTCTCAGAACTAAGTGCAATTATTATGTATACCCAACAGTCTTCTAGATTCGAGGAGGTATCAGAATTGATGTTGGGTATTGGTTTGGTAGAGATGAGGCATCTTGACAAGATATCTGATTTCTTACAAAGGGCAGACCCATACGAGGATTACTCTACCATGAATATTAATCCTACAATTGAGATTGGTTCTACTTGGGAACAAGCTTTAAAGATTGCTTTGAATTCTGAGATAGAAACTATTGGTCATTATAAAATGATTCAAAGGGCAATTACTCAATATAGTGAACGTTCTGATTATAATGACGTGAATTATTTCCTTGAGAAATTGATTGCGGATGAGGAGCATCATATGAAACTTCTCAAGGAAGCAATGGGTATGGATAAAGCTACTAAAGGTGTAACTGTAATTATCAAATGAGTAAGCTAATTATTCAGAATGGAAATTTGTGCGAACTCGACTTACCTCTTAAGTTCGCACAAAAACTTTATAATGAGTTTGCCATTCGACATCCAAATGCTTTCTACTTACGTACAAGGCAAAGAGGTATGCAGAATTGGGATGGTAAGATTCATTACATTACCAAGACTGGGCAATTTAAAATAGGTTTGCTTCCTAAGGTATACGATATGTGTATTGAAATGGGGATTAAACCTAAAGTTGTAGATATGAGACAACCTTTACCTAAAGTCAGTAAAGTAGTTACGAATATAGGTAAGTATAAGTTAAGGCCAGAGCAAGAGAAAGCAGTTAAGTCTGTGATTAATAATCGAGTAGGTGATACCCCTTTCCATATTGGTGTATTAGATTACACTGTCAATGCAGGTAAAACACTTATCATGTCGTCTTTATATTTAACCTATAAGAAGCAGTTAAAGACTTTGCTAATAACTAATGACTCAGATTGGTTAAATCAAGCTAGAGAAGAATTTAAGCAATATCTTCCGGGAGAAGATATCACTTTTGTTCAAGGCAAGGTTTTAAACTGGAGTAACTTTACTATAGGTATGGTTCAATCTATTTCGAGGAACATGAGATTCTATCAAAAAGAATTATCTCAGATAGACATGGTACTTGTGGATGAGGCTGACCAGGGAGGTAGTAAGCAATATCAGAATGTAATCACTCGGTTATTTAATACCAGAATTCGTATAGGATTATCTGGTACCATTTATATGAGCAAGCTTGCTAAGGATAAAGTTAAGAATATGAACCTTGAATGTTTCTTTGGTAAAGTGATTGCCGAGTTTAAACTTAAGGATTCCATCAAGAAGGGTTACTCAACTAAAACTATCGTAAAGATGGTACCCGGTAAACCTTGGTATGGTAATTGGGAATCTGATTGTATATCCTATAAGGAGATATATGATGATTCTATTACCGAAAATAATACCGCGTGGACCATGGCTTATAATCGATTACGATGGAATATTAATCAAGGTAGATATCCTGCTCTTGTAGTATGCAAGCATATTGCACATTGTGAAAATCTATATAAGTTCTTTAAAAAGAAACTGGGCGATGCCTATAATATTGCCTACGTGCATGTTAATACTCCCTCTAAGTTAAGACAACAAATAATGATGGATTTTAGGGAAGGCAAAATAGATATCCTGGTATCAACTACAATCATTGCTCGAGGTAAAAACTTTCCTAAGCTTAGGTATTTACTTAATGCAGCAAGCATGGATAGTCAGGAAAAATCTATTCAGTTTCTTGGTCGTTTGGTAAGAACCGATAAATCGAAAAAGAAAGTATACCTGGATGACCTTCATTATCCTGGCCCTTATTTAGATAGGCATGGTAAGCATAGGAAGCAATATTATCAGAGACAAGAATTGAAAGTAATATTGTTAGATAAGCTATGGAAGAAACATCCTAACCATAGCCTTATTAAGAGTTAACTAGAAGTACTATGAGTATTTACTTTTTCTCCGTAGGAGGAAAAGAAGATTACAATTAATAAGCATATAGGCATTATGAATAATGATAAACTAATATGTATCAGAGATGAGGATGATACTAAACTAACTACTCTATTATCAGATGGTTGGAAGATAATCCAAATCTCTGCATCCGGTATTTATTGCTGGGTACTTTTAAGGAAACCCAATAACACTAAAAAGAAAATCAAAGGCTTTCAGTGATGGAGAAATATATTTTAATTACAGCGGTTGTTATTATGATAATAATACTCGCTTTAGACTTCATATTTCTAAGGATGGCTATCAATGTCATTCATGTAAGAAACGTTTTCATAAAAAGGATTTGGAAATTAAGGGATGGCATTTCAAAGAATGGGTCTGTCCCAATTGTAAACACATTAATTACACTTATGATGAAGAAGATTAGGGAATGGTTTAAATCTCTTGTTGTTGGGGAGGTACATAATCCTAAACATGTATTCAACTGTAGAGATTTGATATGGATATCAAGCTTGGAAACTTCTCAAAATACTCCCGAATGCTTTACTCATTTCTTTTGTTTGTACTGGAGTAATGGTATGGTAGTCAAAGTATGTCAAGAGAGCCATGATAGAAATTCATACCAAGAATTATATAAACTTAGGGAACTATTTATTAATAACATCGGTTATTCCTATGTTCCCATAGAAGATAACAGTGAGATATACATTTATATTATAAACGTAAAAAAGACATATAATGGCTAAGAAAAAGAAACAACTTCCTGACTTATCGAAGCAAGATATCCTTACTCCCATAGATGTTAGTACTTTGGGAACTAATGGAGACCCTTGCTTCGGTATTGGGTATGACCTATCAACTAAAGAGTGTAAGCTATGCGGAGACTCAGAGCTATGTGCATTCAAGATGTCTCAGAACTTGAATATCACAAGGAAAGAGCTAGAACAGAAGAATCAATACAAGGATTTGGATGTATTAGAAGATACGGTTGGTATCAAGAAATACATCCGAGGCTTGATTCGGAAAGGGAAAGACAGAAAAGAGGTTATTACCAAAACCGTTGAGAAATTTGAAGTACCTAGAAAACGTATTAGAGAACTTTATAAAGAGTGTATTAAATAATGAAACCAATAGAGATGATATGGGCTATGTTCAAGGTATACCTTAACAACCCAAACTATTTTGTAAAGCAAAGTGATGTACTTGCTAATTTGTGTATGGAAGGTTCTACCGATGTAATTAGAATGTGTAATTCATTGGGAGTACATGTTTCTAGACCCGAGAAATTAACCTTTGGACAACTTTTACGTAAATGTAATATATTATGAACAGATTTAGATTTATCAAAGTAAGGGAGGTAGTATCTCCCAACAGAGCAAACCCAAATGATGCTGGGTTAGATTTTTATGTACCAACTGATTTATATCCTGAGGATATTCATGACAAGAACGAATTTGATTCAAATGGGTATATTTTAGATATGCCATTTAATGAAAATTTCGTAAGGCATATAGCTTTAAAACCAGGTCATCGTATACTTATCCCATCGGGTATCAAAAGTTTGCTAGAACCTCCTGCATCTATGTTAATGGCAGCAAACAAATCTGGTATAGCTACTAAGAAAGGGTTAATCTTTACTGCCGAGATAGTGGATTCCCCTTATGTTGGAGAGATACATATTGGGATATATAACACTTCTCAAGAAATTCAGGTTATCGAGGCTGGTCAAAAGCTGGTACAATTTATTCATGTACCTATTTATATTACCGAGCCAGAGGAGATTCAGCAAGAGGAGTTTTATACTGAATCACAAATGTGGGGAAGCAGAGGAGATAAAGGATTTGGTTCATCTCAAAACATAAAATAGTGGACATAAGGAATATAAATGAACAAGTGCCTCAGGTAGAAGAAACTGAGGCACGGATACTACAAGAAATGTATGATCTTGGGATAGAACAATTCTTTGGGTATAAAGAGATAGAAAGGTTACCTGATTATCCTTTAGATATAAATAACCCAAAGAACCAAGTTATCCTAAAGGATTTTATTGGTAGGGTTATTGAGGAATTAACCGAAGGATTCGAATCTACCGATGAAGTAGTATCTATATATCGTGATTATGGATGGAATAATGATTGCTTAACCTCAGAAGAATACACTCAGGTATTAAATCATCTAGCAAATGCAAATGAGGAACAAGCAGATGCCTTGGGATTCTTCTTTACTTTGCTTTTGTATTCTAATATATTGCCAGAAGATATATTAAAATATCAAGATGCCAAGAGTTTATTTGAGGTAATGGCAATCGGAGTCAAAGACCTACTCATCAAGTACCCAGATCATCGAAGTGTAAGGAAATATCCTATATTAAGTTCAACCGATTGGGCAAGAGAGGATAGAGCAGAGTATGATAAGATAGTTTCTTATACCCCAGGTTTTCATGAAATGAGCGAGATATCTCATGAAAACGAGAAGCTATATTTATGGGAAGTAATATATGAACTCAATAAAGCAAGGAACTTCCTTAAATGTAGACCCTGGAAACAAACTCAAGTAATGACCAAAGAAATAGATTTTCAGGAATCTTTGGTAAAGTCATTCTATCTCTATATGGGATTTTTAGCTATGAATGGGTTTACTCCTTGCGGACTATTTAGTTTATTCTTTAAAAAACAACGTCTCAATTTATGGAGGCAAACTACAAATTATTAGTAACTAATTAAAAATCAGCCAGTTATATGTCAGGTTGGAATAAGAAATTAGAGGGACTTCAGCTTAATACGGGGGAGTCCCTCCATTCGTTAGAATTTGCTACTTCACAGGAAGCATGGGAAAAACTTAATGAGGGTTTTTTAAGATTAGACCCAATCCTATTTGGGAAAGGTGCTATGGCTAATAGTGGGGTAGCAGTAGTGTATAACGTATTTATAAAAATACGAAAAGCCTGGGTAGACCCAGAATTTGATTATGGTAGATGTTTCAATTATAAAGAAACTAAGTGGACTAGCTTATTGAATAACTACATAGATTTTAATAAGCTTGACTTGTTGCGTAGTAAACTTAGAGTACTGAGAAATAAGTACAATCAGAATTACAATATAACCTATATGTTTAACAATCATCATGATAATGGTAAACAATGTTTAATAGCTGCGACTTTTTCAAAACGATTCGGGGAGGACATCCCAGTTATTACAATGGTAGTTCGGGCTTCAGAAATTACCAAGAGGTTAATATTCGATTTCCTATTAATTCAACGAATGTCAGAGTACGTATATGGACCGGATCAGTCAGTACAAATCAACCTATTCGCGACTCAGATGTACGGAAATGTAGAGACACTTCTAATGTATCATACCCATAAACCCTTGAAGAAGGTACTTAAGGGAGCAGAAGAGAATTCATGGAATAAGAGGATAAAAGAGATATGGAAAAAATTCCAAAATGGTACCGAGAAGGAATTTTCTTCATTCAAGGTATTCTTTAGAAGTTTTAAAGTGCTTCGACCAGATTTATATGAGGAAACATATAAATCAATGAAAGCAAAAGAATTACTTCTTGAATACGAGGATATAGAATACCCGGAGAATGTAATCTCTTACTCTCAACGTAAAGCCTATAAAAAGAAACTTTTAAAACAAAAGAACAATGGAAGCTAAGGAATTTTTAAATCAGAAGCGTATAGGATTAGTAAACAAATTCTATTACCAAGTTTTTGAGATTAAAAAGAACGGGGGAGAACCAGATATACCCTTGTTATTAAAAGAGGTAGAGGATTTTGATGATTTTGTATATCGCTACTGGCATATGACCTGGGTTAGTTCTACAATGTCATACAATTAAATATTTATATTATATGAGGATATATTCTAACAGTTTTGAGTTAATGTCCGAAATGGGCAGAGAACTCAACAGTTATGGTCAAACTGTAAAACCAAATACCTATCAGAATAAAGTGATTGAAGGTAATGAGGATTTTATTACTAAAGAACTCATTTGCCAACAATATTGCTTAACTTCATTGGGAGACCCGGTATGGTTATTCGTATTCTCTCATTCAAGAGAATGGGCAGATGCTGAGTTCCAAGAAAGGGTTGATACCTCTGATATAATTAATCCAGGTAAAGCTTGGGAATTAAGAAAAGATTTATGGGAACAGTTCTTGGTAAATGGTAAATTTGATTATACCTATAATGAGAGAATCATCCATGTTATTAAACCATTGATAAGATTATTGAAGGACGATAATGACACTCGTAAAGCAGTATTACCAATATTCAATGGTGATATGGACGGATTAGATACCGATTGGTATGATGGTAGTAGACGTATACCCTGCTCTATGTATTATGACTTCCTTATCCGTCAGAATGGTAAAGGAGAGAAGGTATTACATATTTGCTATCATCAAAGGAGTTCAGATTTTGTTAC